CAATCGAGAATACGCAGGACGGTGGGACGACACCCAGCGGATCGCTGACCATCACCGCAAATGGCACCTACGATGTGAGCGCTGTCGCACAGGCTATTGTCAACGTCGCGCAGAGCGCGCCAAAATCAAAAATTGTTGACATTACTCTTGGAGCGGATATAACAGCGCCTGCTGAGATTCTCCAAAACGACGATTTCCTCGAGGCGCATCACGCCGATCCAGGCTTTCTTTGCGTGCTTGCAGTGGTGTCCGCACAACAAACAAACAACTACATCTTGCTTGACATAAGCGGTAATGTAAAAATCGCCGATTTCTTTTATGGCGGTTCCTTGCGTAGTGGTGGATCGACGAACGTTTATTTTGTTCCGAAGCTCAACGATATGAACACCGTGAGTTATAACGGCACGATGTACTATGAAAACGGGAAACTTATGGTGTATGCGACATCTGCTCGTATCCTCGGAGCTGGAGAGTATAAACTCATCATGCTCACCGAGTAAACTGAAATTTTATGACAAATAGCGCATGACACGGGAAATGATCTGATCATCACGCTCGATGAACCGATCGAATAAGGAGGCAATGAAATGCAGATCATCGAGGCTTTTGCCACGAAAAACAAGTGCTACCAGATTGGTACGCCGCTTAGACCGCGCGGCATCATGTTGCACAGCATCGGTGTGCCGCAGCCTAATGCATCCGTCATGGCGCAAAATTTTAATCAGTACAGGCCCAACGGCCAGTCTGTTTGCGTCCATGCTTTTGTCCAGCGTGACGGGACGGTGTATCAGACACTACCTTGGACTGTACAGGCATGGCACTGTGGCGGCGCGGCGAACGCAACACACATCGGCATCGAGATGACCGAGCCTGCCTCCATCGTCTACACTGGTCATGGAGCCGACTGGAGAGATCTTGACCCAACCACGACAGAGACACATGTGCGTGGAACTTATGACGCGGCAGTTGAGCTTTTCGCTCAGCTTTGTGAACAGTACGCGCTTGACCCACTGGAAGATGGTGTCATTATCAGCCACGCCGAGGGTGCAATGCGGGGTGTGGCAAGTCACCACGCAGACCCCACACATCTGTGGCACACGTTTGGCTTGACCATGGACGGGTTCCGTAAGGCGGTAGCGGAAGCAATGGCCGCAAAAAATACAGTCGAGGAGGATGAGAACATGACCAGATACCACAGCATTGATGAAATGCCAGAGTGGGCGCGTAAGGAAGCCAAAGAACTGGTGGACTCCGGAGCGCTGCAGGGCGACACGAGTGGAGACCTGAACGTGTCGGAGGATATGCTGCGCGGAGCGATCATTGGTATGCGCTACGTAGAGGCAAGAAACCCACGCTATTACAGTCTGGAGGATGTGCCTAAGTGGGCACAGAAAGAAACCCAAAAGCTGATTGATCGTGGTGCGCTGCTGGGCGATGAGCACGGCAACCTTGACGTGACGATGGACATGCTGCGCACGATGATCGTGTGCCAGCGCATGGTTGATGAAAAGTAAAGGAGGGACTACATATGAAAATTAACTGGAAACTGAGATTTCAGAATAAGACGACCTTGACCGCGCTCGTGTTGGCGCTGGTTGCGCTGGTGTATCAGGTACTCGGCGTGTGTGGAGTCGTTCCGCGAGTCACGCAGGACCAGATTACAACGATCGCAGGCATGGTCATCAACATCCTGTGTCTGCTCGGCATAGTGGTCGACCCGACGACTGCGGGTGTCGGAGACAGCACTCAGGCGCTTTCCTATGATACTCCTAGAGCGGAGCAGATCGACCGCACCTACAAAAAATAATGACCAGAGCGGAACCAGACCGCCCAGAGGGGGCAGGGTGGTTACAGTGAACTAATCAGGGGGCACTGAGGCTATTCCTAACGTACCCAATTTTACTATGATAGAGGTGAGCATATGAGCGACAAAGATAGAGCACAAATTGATGTTGTGGCTGCCAATCTCAGAGTCCCCTATAGTCTTATCTCCACGGAGCTTGAGGGTCTGTATGGTTCTCAGGTTCTGGCTGAGATGCATGAGATTATAGACTACTACGACGTCTATGAAAAAGGAGCTGGCTTCAAGACTGAGGGCTCTAAGGGAGACTACACTCCTTCCGACCTGAAGTTCAAGCAGGCTGCTGCCCTCATCAATAAGGAAGCTCGTTTCCTGTTCTCCCACCCCCCTGACCTGTGGGTGGACGTTCCTTATGATGAGAAGAACAAAGAAGTCATGAAGGCCGCTAACACTACCTTGCAGAACCTGGTTGACCGGGTCATGACAAAGAACCGATTCAACTCCAAGCTGATCAAGGCAGCTAAAGACTGTTTCATCGGAAAGCGGGTGGCTTACTTTGTGAACTTCGATGAGGAGAAGGAGACTATTAAGGTCAACTTCATCCCCTCCCTGGAGTTTGTGTATGAGACCGATGAAGATGATAGTGACCTCATCACTAAAATCGTGGCTTTTTACACTGTGGTTGACTCCAAGACCAAAGCTGACCAGAGAATCTACAAGAAGAAGTACTGGATGGATGGGGGTTACTGCTGGATAAACGAAGCCATCTATGATGGACATGGTACTCTCATCGAAGAGATTACCCCTGACCGGTCTACAAAATTCCCCTACATTCCTGCTGGAGTAATTGTCAATGATGGTTTGACCGGTGACCTGCTGGGGGAGTCTGAGATTTCTAATCTGGAGGACTTTGAAAGCTGGTTCTCCCGTCTGTCTAACGCTGACATGGATGCTGAGAGACAGGGAATGAACCCTGTTCGCTGGGCAAGGGATATGAACCCAGAGTCTACTAAAAACCTGTCTATTGCTGCAGGTGCTTTCTGGGACCTTCAGACAGACCAGAACTCAGCCGAAGGAGTGACTGGTGAGGTTGGTGTTCTGGAGACCTCCATGAACTATACCAACGCCATCACCTCTACCCTGTCTCGAATCAAATCCAGCATGTTCGATACTGTGGATATGCCTGACGTATCCCCTGAGGCCCTGAAGGGGGTGGTCTCTAGTGGCAAAACTCTGAGGGCCATCTACTGGGGACTTATCGTTCGCTGTGATGAGAAGATGCTGGCCTGGAGGCCTGCCCTGGAACACATCGTCAAAACCATCATCGATGGAGCTAAGCTCTATCCTGGCTCTGCTAGGTCCTTCGTTGAAGACCCCATCCCTGACGTTCCCTTCGAGGTTCGGGTTGATAATCAGTACCCCCTGCCTGAGGATGAGCAGGAGGAGAAGAACATTGACCTGGCTGAGGTTCAGGCTCAGACCATGTCCAAGAAGGCCTACATGAGGAAGTGGCGTAACCTCACTGATGAAGAGGCAGACCAGGAGCTTCAGCAAATTGCTAGGGAAAGGGAACTGCTGGAAGACAGCTTCTCAGGCATTCCTGGGATGCCTACTTCTGGCCCTAAGCAGGAGAATGAAGACGATGAAGGTGACCAGGATGAAGAAACCTGAGAAGATGGTCACTGGCTTCACCATCCACTATGACGATGGAACTATGGAAAATGTAGACAAGGGCCTGCTGGCCTTTATGCCAGACGCTGAGAGCGTGATGGTCAAAGTGGGTAGTTTAGATGTACCCCTGTTCCTGACGCTCCTGGCAGGCCTGGAAGGGGCTGCTGAGGCCTATCTAACTGAAGACTAAGTAAGGGAGGTGGTAGATATGGCCAAAATCAATTTGCAGGATGGTGAACTTGCTCGTATGCAAATCACCAAAGAGCAGGAGGTTGAGATTTCCAAACTCTACCACCAGACCTATCTTGGCCTGAAGAAGGAGATGGAAAAACTTTCTCACAGTGGGACTACCTCTGAGTCTCTAAGGAAGACCTATCTCAATAAGCTGGTTAAACAGCTGAAGGAAGCCTACCAGTCTATTGGTGAAGGTCTGGAGAAGCAAATCCAAAAGGGAATGATGGATACGGCCCAAGCTGTGGTCGATAACAACTCTGACTGGCTGAAGAAAGCTGGTCTTAAGGTTGAAGGAGCTTACAGCTATGTTCCCCAGGATATAGTCTCTCTTCTCTCTAGTGGTAAGCTGTATGGTGAGGGATGGTCCTTAAGCAAGGCCATCTGGGGGGACTCCCAGAAGAAAGCCCATGACATCGACCAGGTTGTGGCTGCTGGAGTAGCTGCTAACAAGTCGGCCTATGAAATAGCCAAGGACCTGGAGCAGTACGTCAACCCCAATGCCAAGAAGGAGTGGGACTGGTCCAAGGTCTACCCGGGAACTTCCAAGAAGGTGGACTATAATGCTCAGAGACTGGCAAGAACGATGGTCTCTCATGCATACCAGCAGTCTCTCCTGGCTACTACCAAGTACAATCCCTTTGTGAAGGGGTACAAGTGGAGGTCTGCCCATACTCACCGTACCTGTGAATTATGCAACGAACGAGATGGTCAGGTCTACTCCGCAAATGACCTTCCTCTGGACCATCCGAATGGTCTATGTACCTTCCTTGTGGAACTGGAAGGAAGTCTTGAGGATGTAGCTAATAGACTAGGTGACTGGGCCAACGGGGCTGAAGACCCGGCTTTGGATAAGTGGGCCAATAGTATGTTTCCCAAGGCTGGTTCAAAATTCAGTCCCCCTCAGAAGGTAAAGGATTCCATCGTAAAATCCTCTCCTACCAAAACTGAAACTCCCAGTAAGAATGTAGCTTTCCCCTTTAAGGACTGGATGTCTAGGATTGAGAAAAATACCGAATCCGAAATGCTGGACTGGGAGAGTCGTGGACTAATGAAATTGCCACAGTCTCAATTAAGAGCCTTACAAAGGTATACTGGTTCTGGTTACGCCAAGATGAACTCTTATCTAAGATATGTGGGTAGTGGAGAAAGTGAAGAGTGGGCCATAAAAAGGACTGGTATTAGTTCCTCTCAGTTAAAGGATATTGAGAAGGCCAGGGTGGGACTAAACTCCCTAAAAACTACTGAGTCTCTGTATCTACGTAGAGGAACTGACCTAGGAGACCTGGCTGGACTTCTTCCTGGAAGTTTTTATGACAACATGAGTAAGCTATCTAACATGTCTGTGGAGGAGTTAAATCAGGAGCTCTCTGGGGTGGTAGGAACTTACAGTGGGTTTACCAGTACCTCTAGTCTTTGGGATCGTGGATTCTCTGGAGATGTGGAGGTAATATTCCATGCTCCCCCGGGAACCCCGGCTTCTTCTATTATGAGTATATCCAAGTATGGAACTGAAGAGGGAGAAACATTATTAAACGCGGGAACTACAGTTAGAATTGATTCCATAGAAAAATCTGATGGGCATAAGAGCTCTAAAATTAGAGTATTTATGGAAATAATTCCATAAAATCTATTTACAATCTCCCCCGATTATGGTATAATAGAAAATGAAGGAGGAATAGCCCATGGATGACTTTGAAAAACGAATAAAGAGTGAGGCCAGGACAGTCACTAGAATCACCAACTCCCTACTAAAGTGTAAAGACTGTAGGTTCAGGTTGGATGACTCCAAAATCCTGGGAAACACCTCTAGGTGTCAGGAGTACCCCTTGAAACCCAATCAGGTACTCAAAGGGGGAGACTGTACTAAATACAAAAAGGGGGACTGACCTGAAGAAGGTTGGTCCTCTTTTGTATACGCCTTTTCACCAACTGCAGGCGTAAAAGAACAGTTAGGGTATTACAGACCAGGGCTGTCTCCCTGGGGAAAGGAGCTCAAGATGAGCGAAGATATTAAGAACACCAATCCTGAGAACCTGGAAGACCACAACAACCCTGGGAATCAGGATGGTACCGGTAACCAGTCCGGGAAGACGTTCACTCAGGAGGATGTAAACGCTCTCCTGAAGAAGGAAAAAGAGTCCGCCAAGAAGGCCCTGCTGAAGGAGCTTGGTGTGGAAGATGCCAAGTCTGCCAAAGAAGGCCTGGCCAAGTACAAGGAGATTCTGGAGAAGGACAAGACTGAGACTCAGAAAGCTCAGGATACCGCTAATGCCGCTGAGAAGGCCAAGCAGGAAGCTGAGAAGAGAGCCCTTATGGCTGAGGCCAAGGTGGAGGTCCTGTCTGCTGGCTGCAAGCCGGAGTATCTGGAAGATGTCATCACCCTGGCACTGAGAAAGGTCTCTGATGATAAGGACCTGGCTGCTGTGGTCAAGGAGATGAAAGAGGAGCCCAAGTACTCGGCTTTTTTCGGAGAGTCAGATTCTGGTTCCGGTGACAAGGGCACCGGAGGGGGAGCTGGCTTCAAGAGAAAGGAAGGCTCTGACAAGAAGGGCGGTCTGGGCTCTCGTCTGGGTGCTCAGGTTGTCAACAACACCGCAAAGAACCCCTACTTCAATAACTAATTAAGGAGGACTAACAAATGCTCAACAACACTGGTATCAAGAAGACCACTTATGGTGGTCCTGTTCAGATTCTGTTCAACGTTCAGAATCAGATGTCTGTGGGCATCCGTGTGGACGATGCCTACTCTGTGACTCGCGATGGTCGCAAAATCGTTCCGGCTGGCACTCCCCTGAGTGGTGACCTGACGGCCCGGACCACTGCCTTCGTCAAGGCTGTGGATAACACCAACCCCGCCACGGGAGTTCTGCTCCACGATGTGGATGTTACCGAAGGCGATGCCAATGGCACTCTGCTCATCTGGGGCTTCGTTGACCTGAACAAGGTTGACTCCGCTACTGCGGCCCTCATCACTGCCACCCGCAAGACCGAGCTGGCTGGTAAGGTCACCTTCCTGAAGTAAGCCACCCACAACATCATGTAAAATCATAAAGGAGGAAAATCTTTATGCCTACCATTTTTGACTTTGTCAATGCCAATGAGATGGTCTCCTACTGGGAGACCCTGACCAAGGACCGTCCGCCCTACCTGGGCGAGACTCTGTTCCCCGCTCAGAAGAAGCTGGGTCTCGACCTGAAGTGGATTAAGGGCTCTGCTGGCCTGCCTGTGGTTCTGAAGCCCTCTGCCTTTGACGCTGGTGCTGTTCCCCGTCCCCGTATCGGCTTCGACCGTCTGACTGCTGAGATGCCCTTCTTCAAGGAGTCCCTGTACATCGATGAGGAACTGCGCCAGCAGCTGAACATGGTTCTGGAGACCGGCAACCAGGCCTATATCGATGCTGTTCTGAATCGTATCTTCAATGACAACACGGTCCTGCTGGAGGGTGCTGCTGCCCGTCGTGAGCAGATGCGCATGATGGCCCTGACCACTGGTGCCATCTCCATCACCGCCAACGGTCAGGCTTACAGCTATGACTATGGCATGCCCTCCGACCACAAAGTCACTGTCACTAAGTCCTGGAGCGACCCCACTGCTGATATTGGTGCTGACATCATTGCCGGACAGGACAAGATCGAGGATGATACTGGAGTTCGCCCCACTCGTGCGGTCTGCTCCCGTAAGACCTGGGGCTACATGCTGAAGAACACCAACTTCAAGAAGGCCATCTCCGATAAGGTGCTGATGACCGACTCTGTCCTGAAGTCCATGCTCCTGGATGTCTATGGCCTGGAGGTTGTGGTCTACTCCAAGCGTTACAACAACGACTCCAAGGCTGCTACCAAGTACGTCCCTGATGACACCTTCGTCATGTTCCCCTCTGGCTCCCTGGGTACTACCTGGTTCGGCACCACTCCCGAGGAGTCTGACCTGATGGGCAAGGCTGTGGCCAATGTCTCCATCACCGATGTTGGTGTGGCTGTCACTTCCATCAACAAGGCTGACCCCGTGAACGTGGAAACCAAGGTCACCATGATTTCTCTGCCCTCCTTCGAGGCTGCTGACCAGGTCTACATTCTGGACGTTACGGCTTAAGGCCTGGGAGGTACACTATGCTCAGAATCACTAATGGGGAGCAGACCCTGATTGTCTCCAAGGGGGCTTTTAAGGAGCTGTATTCCTCTTCTGGCTGGGCAGTAGTGGATGAAACCATCGTCACGCCTCCCCAGGAGCCCGCTGTGGCCCCTGGGGAGCTAGGTGGTAGTAAACCCACCGCTAACCCAGAAACGCCCACTGACGTCCATTCTGGGGCCACTGAGGAGGAGACTCTCCAGAACATGTCCGAGATTGAGCTGAAGCAGTACGCCTCTCTACTGGGTATTAAGACTAAGAACCTGAAGACTCGAGAGGAGCTGGTTGAGGCCATTAAGGCCCACAAGGAGTAAGGGGGGTATTCTCATGTCTGACCTTAGCAACCTGAAGCTGATACTTCGGGAGAATGACATTCCCTTCTTTACTGATGAACAGCTTAATTTCTACCTAGAGCAGAATGGTGGGGATGTTAAAAGGGCCGCCTATCAGTGCTTGTTGATAAAGGCTGAAGATACCACACTGGAAGTAAGTGGTCTCTCTACTGCTGATACTAGCAAGTACTTTCGTAGGTTGGCCTCTCAGTACAGACCATTCAATTCTGGAACTCTTAAGGGGGGGTACTGATGAACCCCAACTTTGAGAAGCACAAACTCACTCGATTCATCAAAACCCAGGGTCGGACTTATACATTCACCGGTTCGGGGAAAAACCAATTCGGAGAACCTACAGGAACCTCTAAAACTATGGAGGTCCCTGGGGTCTATCATGAAACTCAGGGATACGTTACCAGTTCTGCTACGGATGGGGCCAACATCAAAACCAAACCCGATGCTCTCATCATGTGTCTTGTGGAAGACTCCACAGATCTAGAGAGGGACATGAAGGTGACCATTCGGGATAAGGACTATAAGATAGTAGACCTGAGAGACGTGAACAATCTCGGGGTAGCCTGTGACATCTCCTTGGAGCTGGTCCTTAAGTGAGCTCTTTCTCTGTGGATATGTCTGGCCTTGAAGCCGGGCTCAATGCCTTTATGGGAAAGTCAGAAGCTGCTCTACGAATGTATGCTGAGACGGCAGCCCTGAAGCTCCAGAACTACATGAGGGATAACGCTAAATGGACTGACCGGACTGGTCATGCCCGTCAGAGACTCACTGGTACAGTCACTAAGATAACTAGTGGGTACAAGATAACTCTAGCTCATGGAGTTGACTATGGTATCTGGCTGGAGCTGGCACATGAGAAACGCTTTGCCATTATCCAGCCCACCATCCTGGCCAACTCCAATGAGGTCATGACAGGCTTCAACAAACTTCTTGAAAGGTTAGGTTGATATGGCTGCAGCAAGTAGAATCCAGGACATCTACCTTCACTTGAAGGAAAAGGGGTTCGAGGTTTACTTCCCAGCCCAGAAGGTTGGGGAGTGCCTGTCCCGCTATGTGGTAGTGAAGGATGCCACTACCTCTCAGTATCTCCAGTACTCAAGTACTGTGACATACTACGACATCATGTGTTACATCCCGAAGGACCACTTCAGTGATTTGGAGCCCTTTGTGGAAGAGGTCAAGCTGGCCATGAAGGACCTGGTCCCCATGATTAAGCCCACCTATAGCCAGACCCAGTCTTTCTATGATGACTCGGTGAAGGGCCACATGATTAGCATCCAGTACAAGAACTATCGAAAAATCATTTAAGGAGGTTAGAACATGGCTAATCCTACTAAGGGTCATGAGATTCCTACTATTGACGTGTCCATGGTGACTATTGCTGTCACTGAGGGAGCAGAGATTGCTCTCCAGACAGCTTCCAAGATTGCCGTCTCGGTTCAGACTGAGACCGAGGACTCCGTCAAGCTGGTGGTGAAGGGCAAGCTGATTGCCCAGAAGCCTGAGACCACCACTATCACCGGCAATACTGTGGTCCTTACTGACAACGTATTCAACCCTGAGATGGTCAAGATTCTCCAGGGTGGTACGGTAAAGTACTGGACCTCCGCAGAACAGACCTCTGAGGGGGACACTGATGCTGGCTTCGGAGTGAGCTCCTATACTCCCCCTGTGGCTGGCTCGGATGATAAGGGAACCCCCTTCACCCTGAACGCCTACTCGGCCATCTATGATGCTGCCGGCCTGGTTACAGGGTATGAGAAGATTTCCTATCCCAACTGCCAGGGTACTCCAGTGGCTCTGAACAGTGAGGACAATGTCTTCCGGGCTCCTGAGTACACCATCAATTCTGCTCCCAAGACTGGTGAGGCTCCGTACAAAATCACGTACGTCAAGACCTTGCCCACCGTCTCGGAATCTTAAGGAGGAACAATCATGCTTAAGGTTACTAGCCTGAACCAGCTGTCCAAGTACTCTCAGGGCCAGATTGTCCAGTTCCCCGACTTCGGAGAAGGCCAGCCCTTTGTGGCTCGCATCAAAAGACCCTCCATGTTGGCTCTGGCCAAGACTGGAAAAATTCCCAATTCCCTGTTGAATACGGCCAACGGCCTGTTTGCTGGCAAGGGCATCAACGAGAAGAACAAGTCGGCTCTGGGTGACCTCTTCCAGATTCTAGACGTTATCTGTGAGGACTGCTTCCTGGAGCCTACCTACTCTCAGCTCAAGGAGGCTGGTGTGGAGCTGACTGATGAACAGTTGATGTTCATTTTCAACTACACCCAGAAGGGCACCAAAGCCCTGGAGACCTTTCGTATCCAGCCCGAACATACTGAACGTGCTGACGATGTCCAGAAGGTATCGGAAGACCCCGTCGGAGTTACTGTCGATAAGCGATGAGTATACGGCCTACTGTTTCAACGAGGCCTGTGCTTACATCATGGGGAAGCTGGATGCTGGGGAAGAAATAGCCTTTCGGAAAAAGTATACCAGCTTCCATGATATCTACTCTCAGTACGAAGGAGGTGAGAACTATTGATTGATGTTGGTACTGCAGTAGGTTATCTGCTGCTTGACACTAAGGGTTTTCAGTCTGGATTTAGCTCAGCTATGAAAGACATGAAGACCTTTCAGGATGAGTCTGCCACCGTGTCAGATAAGTTCTCAGCTATGGGCTCTGCCCTCACCTCTGTCGGTGGAACTCTGACCAAATCAGTAACTCTCCCCCTTGTGGGTCTAGGGGCAACCGTTACGGCAGTGGCTGCTAATTTTGAGACTTCCATGTCCAAGGTGGCGGCCATTGCTGGACTGGATACCACAGGGGAGGAGTTCGATGCTCTTTCCGAAAAGGCCAAGGAGATGGGGGCTACAACCAAGTTCTCAGCTTCTGAGGCCGCAGATGCCTTCACCTATATGGCTATGGCTGGTTGGAAAACTGAGTCTATGCTTGATGGTATTGATGGCATTATGCAGCTGGCTGCTGCTTCTGGTGAGGACCTGGCTACAACCTCTGACATTGTCACTGATGCCCTTACGGCCTTTGGCCTTCAGGCCAGTGATTCCTCTCACTTTGCCGACATCCTGGCAGCAGCCTCTAACAACGCAAATACCAATGTTTCCATGCTGGGTGAGTCCTTCAAGTACGTCGCCCCTGTGGCTGGTGCTCTGGGCTACTCAGCAGAGGATACATCCATCGCTCTGGGCCTGATGGCCAACTCGGGCATTAAGGCCTCCCAGGCTGGTACGGCCTTGAGAACGGCCATGTCTAATCTGGTCAAACCTACCAGTGAGATGGCAATGGTCATGGACCAATATGGCATATCCATTACAGATGCCGAAGGAAACATGAAGCCCTTTATGACCGTGATGGCTGACCTTCGAGAGAAGATGGGGGGACTGGATGAAGCTACTCAGGCAGCAGCGGCTTCTACTCTATTCGGAAAAGAGGCTATGTCCGGCATGCTGGCCATCATCAATGCCTCCGATGAGGACTTTGATAAGCTGACCAATTCCATCTACAACGCTGATGGAACCGCTGCCCAGATGGCCGAGACCATGCAGGACAATCTAACCGGACAGCTCACCATTCTAAAGTCTGCCCTGGAGGGACTGGCTATCTCTTTTGGGGAGATACTCATTCCCTACCTTACCCAAGCAGTTCGGTGGCTCACTGGGGTCATTGATAAGTTCAACTCCATGGATGAGAGTACCAAGAAGCTCATTGTGGTTGTCGGTACCATAGCTGCGGCCATTGGACCAGTGCTACTTATCATAGGAAAGCTCTCCAGTGCCATAGGTTCCATCATCGGTTTGATTGGTGGTGCTGGTGGACTGAGTGCTATAATTACTGCTCTCACTGGTCCTCTTGGAATAGTGATAGCGGCAGTGGCTGCTTTGACTACTGCCTGGGTAACCAACTTTGGTGGAATACGAGATGCTACGGCTGAGATATTCGGGGCTATCAAATCCATCTTTACCACAGCTTGGGAGTTCATTTCCAACCTGTGGAACGAGAACTTCCTGGCTATTCGGGATATTGCCACAACCGTGTGGGAGTCCATTGAACTTATCTTCCAGACGGCCTTTAATCTCATCTCCAACGCATTTCAAATCTTTGCTGCTCTATTTCAGGGGGACTGGGATACGGCTTGGAACCTGGTCAAGGAGAGTGTGTCTCAGATATGGGAGACCATTAAGACCCTGTTTAGTAACTTCCTAAATCTTATAGTCGACACTCTTATTAAAATAGGGGTTAGACTTCTTCAGGCTGCCAAGGATGCTTTCAATCAGGTCAAGGAAGGCTTCCAAAACGTCTGGGAAGCAATCAAGACCTGGTTCTCTGGGGCCGTCAATGACCCCGTAGGAACCATCGAGGGAATAGGAACAGCTCTCTTTGAGGCTGGTAAGTCTATCTTCACTAGTCTTTGGGATGGAATGAAGTCCATCTGGGAAAGCATCACTTCCTGGGTATCCGATGCCGTTAACTGGGTGGTCGAAAAGGTCCAGTTCTGGAAAGATGAAAGTGACAAGGTATCCGGGGAAAGTACTACAGGAACGGTCTCCGTTGATGGCTCCTATGCCAGCGGACTGGACTATGTTCCCAGTGACCGCATCGTCAAAGTTCACGAGGGTGAGGCTATCCTAACCAAACAGGAAAATGCCAATCGTACCAACTCCAGTGGTGATACCTACAACTTCTATTCTCCTGTGGCCCTTACCCCCACCAAGGCGGCTCAGGAGTTCAAGAGGGCCAAACAGGAGCTGGCCCTTGGATTTGTCTAAGGAGGTGTTAATTTGACTAATTCCATTGTCCTGGTGAATACGAATACGGGAAGTAGTATCAATATCAACACTTCTCAAGGCGAATACTGGTTGGACTCTGTGGACTGGGGAACCGTGGAAGCCAACAACCATACCTTCAAATACGTAGACCAAATTGGAGTAACCCTTTACAACACTACTCTGGAGCCTCGTCAAGTGATGATTACTGGATGGGTAGCCAGAGAGGATGAAGCAGAAGTCAAGAGAATGAAACAGATTCTAAACTCCCTAGTAAACCCCAAGCACACCCTTCAGGCCATCAGAGGAAACTACAAGATTGATTTTGTTCCCCGTACCTCGGTCAAGTACTCTGCTACCTACAGGGAGAACAATGAGTACATGGCCAAATTTCTCATCACCGGTTACTGTCCCTATCCGTTGTTCACAGATCTCTATGATAATGTGGTATCTGTGGCCTATACCGAGCCCCGCTTTCGCTTTCCACTCATCATTCCCAAAGATACTGGAATGATGATGGGGGTTAGACAGCCCTCCCTGATAGCTGAGATCAACAACCCTGGAGACTTCCCAGTGGGATATATAATTGAGTTTAGGGCTGCTGGAACCGTGGTCAACCCCAGTCTAGTAGACATAGGCTCCCAGGAATTCATTAAGATCAATAAAACCCTGGAGAGTGGGGAAGTAGTAAGGATATACACCCAAGAAGGTCAAAGACACATTGTTGGAATACTTAATGGGGTAGAGTCTAACTACTTCCATTATAGAACTTATGACTCCAGTTGGCTTCAGTTAGCAGTGGGACAAAACCTTCTTCGCTATGATGCTGAGGAAGGATTATCTTCCCTTGAGGTAGCTATTACCTTCAACCCAGGTTATCTGGAGGTGGAAGAATGAACATTACTTTAACCATCCTTTCCCCCCTATTGGTCCCCCTAGGATTGCTCAATCAGTTTACTGCCATGACCTGGACCTCCCGAACTACTACGTTCGGGGGGTTCGAGTTATGGTGTCCCATGCTCCCAGAGAACTCTGAACTTCTAAAGCCTGATAATCTTCTTTGGATAGGGGGTGATGAACTTGGAGTAATAGAGACCATTAAAAAATCCACAGATGAACAGGGGGGTACCATTCTCCAGGTTAGTGGAAGATTCATAGAGTCCTGGCTAGAAAGAAGAATTATCTGGGGACAATACTCGGGAACTGAAGTGGTCTCCAATCACCTGAGGAATATGGTTAACCTCAATGCCATCTCTCCCTCGGACCCTAAACGGGTTATTCCCAACTTGAGGCTATCCACTACTCAAGAAGCCTTAGGTCCATCTATAAGCTTTAGTGATTCTTACTCCAACCTATGGAATACAGTTGTGGAGCTAGCAAACTCCCACTCCCTATTTATCCGCATAAAGGCTAATGTTCCTGGGGGGGAACTGCTATTCACTATCCTAAAGGGAACCAATCGCTCGGTGGAGCAGAGTATTCTCCCAGCTGTGGTTCTATCCACAGACCTGAGTGATATTCTAACTGACTCCTATACTCTAGATGCTACGTCCTGGTGTAACATGTCTCTGGTGGCTGGAGCCGGAGAGGGGATTCAAAGAAAAACCTCAGAGGTCAATGGTTCTCTGTCTGGACTCTCCAGACGAGAGTTATTTGTAGACGCTAGGGACCTTCAGGACTATGAAGAGGTGATTACCTCTGAGGGTACTACCCGAGTTCCCATAGCTACATCTGTTTATGATGGGATGCTCCAGGAGAGGGGTAAGTCTAAACTGGGAGAAGTTCCCCTGGTGGAGTCCTTCGATGCTAATATTCGAATGTATGGCCCTAGAGCCTATGAGTATGGGGTAGACTATTTCCTTGGTGACCGAATTACCATGCAGGACCCCAATTTGGGTATTCAGGTCTCTACCGAGATAAGCGAAGTTCAACAGTCCTGGGATGAGAATGGGTACAGCTTATCCCTGGTCCTTGGAACCTCGGCCCCAACTATAACACAATTATTAAAACGAAAGGAGTAATGAATCATGGCCCTAACTAGTGCTTTCTTTGATGCGAAACTGGTAGGAGATGAATATGACCGAGTATACTCTGCAGAGAGTTTTGCTGAGTATTTCGCGTCTTTCATTGCCAATGGTGTATTTCCTAACCCGGCTACCAATCTTCAAGTTGTGGCCAATGTTCCTGGTGACATGACCGTCCGGGTAAAATCAGGGCTTGGATGGATAAATGGGTACTACTGCAAGAATGATGGAGATTACCAATTGACCCTCTCCCCCGCCAATGGAACCCTTCCCCGGATAGATGCTGTGGTGCTCCGCTGGAGTAGGAGTAACCGATCCATATCTCTGGAGGTCAAGACGGGGGTAGCCGCCTCTAGTCCCTCTGCCCCCTCTCTGGAGAGGTCCGCTGATAACTATGAGTTGATGTTGGCCTCTATTCATGTGGTAGCTGGGGCTACCTCCATAGCCCAGGCTAATATCACTGATAAAAGGCCAGACTCCACAGTTTGTGGATGGGTCAAGGGTGTGGTTGACCAGATTGACACTACAGACTTGTTTGCTCAGTATGACGATGCTTTCCAGACTTGGTTTGCTGACCTTCAGTCCCAGCTGAGTGGGGATGTGGCAGCAAATCTTCAGAGTCAAATTACGGCCTTGGAGAATAGCAAAGTAAATGTATCCGACAAGGCAAGTACGGCTCAAGCTCAAGCTGGGACTGATGACACCAAATGGATGACCCCAGCAAAAGTAAAAAGCTGGTGGGATAAACTTTATAGTACGCTTCTTTTGTCTGTTGCAAAAGGGGGTACTGGTAAATCATCCTGGTCGGCAAATAGACTCATCTACCCGTCAGCAGCAACAACCCTTGCTCAACTCGCATTCCCTTCGCAAGATGGGGCATTTCTGAAACAAAACACTTCCGGCTCCCCCTATTGGGGCTATCCAAGTGAGGCTGGTACATACACAGGGCAAGGCAGAACTGGTAAAAATTCTCCAAATACCATCTCATTTGTAAATGGGGCTCCAAAGGTTGTGCTGATAAAGCAGACGAATTGGGCTACGGTAAGATGGGGGTTGCTACTTATCACCCCGTCTGCTTCCACGGGGTTTTCCCATATAGATGGAACGATGTCAGAACTGGTTGTTAGCATTTCTGGAAATACAGTATCCTGGTACCTCGATTCAACCGAGTCTCATCCGGCCAATCAACTGGATGGCAGGAATAAGACTTTTGCATATGTAGGGATTTTTTAACTGCAGAAGAATTTGTGCTCTACTTTTACCCCCCCCACTTTATAGTATGATGGGGGGGGGTGAAGACAATATAAGGGGGAATATTATGGATTTTGCAAGTCCAGGATTTGTAACTGTGGTTGCCATAGATATCAATCAGGTAGTGTTTAAGCAGTCGAACAAAAGTAACTAAGGGGGTTTGCTTATGGACCTCTCAACCATAACATTTCTCGGGGGAATCATATCCTGTATCATAGGCATTGCCACCTTCGTTACTGGCATGAACGCTAGAGCTCAGAAGGAAGGGGTCCTGGAGCAGAAGATAAACCAGGCCATAGAGGGCATCGAGGAGATTAAGGAGGAGCTCAAGACTACTTCCACGGGGCAGAATACTCTGGCCCTTCTGGTACAGTCCCATGAGGAAAAAATCAAGACCTTGTTTAGACAGTTCAACTCCATCGATCAGAGACAGGGTACACTGGACCTGAGACTCAGTAGTTCGGACCAGGTATCTCACTCCCTGGAGACCATTCTACATCACATTGAAAGAGAAAAGGAGTGATTATATATGGTCGATGAGAAAGACCTTAAGAAGTTGAAGGAAGAGCAGGGGGCACTGGACCAAAGTATTACCCTCAATAAGATTACCATGAAGCTACTCCATGACCGAGCTGCTGACTGCAAAAGACTCTGGATTGCTTTGGTCATCAGCATCCTGGTAAATCTCTCTATCGTAGGGAGTTTTCTGTGGTATGGGTCTCAGTGGGACTATACCACTACCACTACCGAGACTACTACTGTGACCCAGGACATAGGTGAGTAGACGGGCAACAATGTATATCAATCTGGGGAGAACGCTACTTATCAACAGGAAGCTTCTGATTCTGCTAACAACTAAGAAGACCCTCATTCCTAGTCCTTGTGATTAGGGTGGGGGTCTTTCTTTGCGTTTATGTAGTTGTTCCACCTCTTACTTGACGTGGTCCTTCAGGATGGACCGAGCCAGCTCCAGCTCAGCTTTGTGCAGGTCCTTGTCCCACTCCCAGCGGTTACCCCCGAAGGGACGGGCAGCAGTTTCGTTTCTGAGGAGTCTCCGGGCCTTGGTTCCCTTCATGTGGAACTCAGCAGCCAGTTCCTTCAGAGTAACCAGGTTCTCTTCGTTCTTCTCCACCTTAGGGGTCTTGGTCTTCTTGGCCTTGGACTTGGTGGACTCTTCCTTCTTCTGAGCCTCCTCCTCAGCACCCTGGAAGGACTCCTCAGCTTTCTTGTAGGTCTCCTGGATGGAGGACAGCTCAGAGATGAGATCAGCTTTCTTCAGGGTCCACCAGGACTTTACCTTGAACTCCTTAGCCAGGGACTGAAGGGACTTGAGGTTGAGAGTGGTCAGGTCGATGTTGGTGATGATGGTCATTTTAATTTCCTCCTATAATGTTTGTTCAGTTGGTAGGTGTGTTGTTTGATTACAGTTACATTATAAGGGATTACTCGAGACTTGTAAATGGGTAAATTAAGATTTTTTCAAAAATCCTCTGATGACCTTAGCCGCTTCCCTGTTAGGCCACTTCCATGTTCCTTCTGGGGGTTTCTTCCCCTTGGCCCTGAGGAGCTTTCTGGCCTTAGCCGGGTCCATCCCTATCTCCCCACAAAGGTCTGCCAGGGTATATTCCCCAGTGAACTCCTTCTTGGTCCTGGGGGACTTTTCCCTCTTGGCCTTAGGTCTGGATATGGGGGAGGGGGCTTTTACCACTATGGGCTCCTCACGCCTAAGCTGGAGCTTCTCCCACTCTATTTCCTGATCAACCCTAATACTGGAGTCCTGAACAGGTCCGGAGCACTTTGTGAAGAACCTCTCCATGGTGCTGGTGGTTACGTACCTCACAAATGAGAAGCAGGACAGATATGGATGGCCCGGTCCGTGGTCAGTCATTACTTGGTATACCCTCTTGGAGTACTTGTGTTTCATATAGTCCATAGGTCTACCTCCTTACTTTCATTATACCATAAAAAGAAGCCCCCTGTAAATGGGGGCCTCTCTAGATGAATCTTACTTTCTGAAGCTGGGCAGTCCGAAGACAGCAGCGATGGCCTTTCTAACAGTGAGGTCCTTGTGAATGTAACCAGAGAAGGAGATTTGCTTGGTCTCCCCAGTCACTTCGTTGGTAGCGAAGGTTCCACGATATCCGAAGTCAGAGAAGAAGGAGAAGGGGGTGCCCTGGATGGAAGTGGTGTGGATGTTTCCCTTCAGAGTGAAATTGTAAGTCATTTGTAGTCCTCCTGAGAAGTGGTGTTGTGGTTTATGCTTATACTATACCAGACTCTCAAGAGTTTGTAAATGGGTAAATCAAGATTTTTTCCAGAGATCCCTCATCAGCTTTGTTTTGACTCGGATGTTCTCAGCTATGTCCTCGTCCACCGTCTCCTCGCACATTAGAACTACCACTTCCATTCGATTCTTCTGTCCTGGTCTCTTGATACGGGAGATAGCCTGCCAGTAGTCATCGGCACTGTGGTTAGTGCTGTAGAACATTACAGCATTGGCCTTTTGGAAGTTGAGGCCAGTACTACCAGAGTGAATTTGGAGAATGACTACATCCACCTTTCCCTTTTTGAAGTCAGCCTCAATCTTCTCCTTGTTCTTGGAGTCTCGGTAGTTCTCTATTCGCTTCCTGGGGAAGGCCTTCTTGAGTTCCCTTTCCAGTAGACGAATCTCATCCACGAAGTTACAGAAGACCACTGTGGGGAGGGTCCTTTCTCTGAGATACTCTATAGCCAGGTTTAGCTTGTCACTCCCCATGGGGACTAACTCCCCACTATCTAGCCTCAAGAATCCCCCAGTAAGCTGATGAAGTCTTATGAGCTTGGTGATGGTCAGGTCACAGGAAGCCACATTTAGGAAGGGCTCAGCTTTTAGGAGAAGAGACAGATAACTCTCCTGGCTGGAGTACTCTATGTGATTCTGCCTCAGAATGGCCTTTAGACGCCGTCTGGTAGCCTCCAATGGTATCTGGGTATATAAATCCTCATAGAGCTCCCCATACGCCTTCTGAGCGGCCCCTGTAAGCTCACACGTAAGGTAGCGAATATCCAAAGGGGGAAGGTCTATGCAGTCCTCAATCTCCACACGATAGGAGGTCTCAGCTACTATCTCCCTGAGTTCATCTAGGTTCTGATACCCAACTATCTCCTTTCCCATATATCCACCCTTGCGAATATACCTGGACTCAAAGTCCCTATAGTCCTCTCCAAAGATTTCAGGGTTCATGACCTTATACTGCATGAATAGGTCCTCATACCCTTTTCCAACTGGGGTTCCACTCATCAGGAGTCTGGTGGAGCATCTTCTAGTCAGTCTGTATATGGCCTTTGAGACCTGAGCATTTCTACTCTTAATTCTCTGGCTCTCATCCACAATGAGAGATTGGATTTTCATCTTGCGAAGTTGTGGTTCAAGTATTCGGGCCTTTTCATAGTTCACCAGAAGAATCATCAGGGGGGCTTTGTGACTGTTGACTATGTCCTTCTTCTTGGTTCCCAGGCCCAGCTCCTTTAGCTCATCCAGTGACCGAAGTTCATAGTCGTATTTGAGAAAGTCATTGAGCTGGTTTATCCAGTTCTGCTTTCCCTTCCCCTTAAGTCTCATGACCTTGATTTGGTTCCTCGGAAGCCAGGCCCACTCTTTGAGCTCCAGTGTCCAGTTATACAGGAGATTGTTAGGGGCAAAGACCACCACCCTATGAAGCCCCATCTTCTGGAAACGTTCCACCGTGGCTCTGATGGCTACTGCTGTTTTCCCCGTTCCCTGGTCCATAAACAAAGCGAAGAAGGGCTCTTGTAAAGCCCTCCTTACGCCTTCTTTTTGGTGGGGGTAGAGATTATTCCCCTTCGACATCCGTGGTTTCCTCAGCCTCAGCTTCGGGGGCAGTCTTGATAGAAGTGATGGCCACAGCCACTTTGGCCTTGGGGAATCCCGAGATAATCTCAGCCAGCTTTTTATGGTTGGCCTTCTTGGGGACCTCTCCACCCAGCTGGGAGATGACCTCGATGAGCTGTTTCTTGGTCAGGTCATCCAGAGGACCCTTCTCCTTAGGGGTCTCAGCCTCCCCAGTGGGGGTCTCTTCCTTGGCCTTCTTGTTTCTCTTCTTCTTGGGGGCCTTGGGAGCAGTAGCTTCAGTGGTCTCTTCGTTGGAAGAGGTCAGCTCGATGATGGTCATGTTGGAGTAGTTGGAGAGGTCCTTCAGGGTGTCGATGATGGACTCCCCATCGCTGCCATCCAGGCCATTGGAGATGAGAGACTTGGCCCGGTTCAGCTTATCCTCCAGTCGAATGAGGGCTACGGTCGGGCCGTATTCCTGGAAGGTCTTGGAGAAGCTGTCTCCGTACTTCTCGTTTCTCTCAACGTAGAGGGTCTCTTCCTGCTTGTGGATTTCTTTGAGTGTGTTGAGCTTGTTATTGGCCATGATTTCATTTCCTCCTTTAGTTTGTGGTTTGTATCTTCTGGGGAGGTGGACATGAACCCAACCCCTCCATATAGATTGATTAGTTCTAGGGTCTTCTCCTGGAGTTTGGAAAGGGTATCCTCCTTCCCAGGACACTTCACCTCAATCCCTATGAACCTACCCCTATGTACTCCGAGTATGTCGGGAAGTCCAATCCTTTGGTATAGTCCCCCGTGGGTTTTGAAGTAGAATCCTGGGAAGGAAGATTTTAAGAGGTCCATTATGGACTTGACCACTTTGGTCTCTGGTTTACTTCCCATTTAGAAGGGAGGAGTATTTCACTCCTCGTCGTCCTCCTCCAGCATCTCGATGAGGTCGTCCCGGTCCATCCCCTTCTTAACCTTCAGGCCACGGTCTTTGCACTCAGCCTTCAGTTCAGACAGAGACATCTCAGAGTAGTCCTGGTCCTCATCGTCTTCCTCATCTTCCTCATCATCAGAGTCCTCACCCAATGCCTCCAGGATGTCGTCCTCATCGGCAGAGTCCATAATGAGGTCAATCAGGGCCTTGGCCTTCTTAGCCTTCTTAATGTCAGAGGCCGAAATGTCCAGGTCCTTAGCCAGGTCTTTCAGTTCATCGAAGTCCAGCTCAGAGAGCTTATCCTCCACAGACTCCTCATCATCTTCATCGGAGTCATCCTCCTGGGCTTCCTCAGGGTCATTGTACTGAAGGATACGGGCTCTCTTCTTGCCCTCGTAAACCTCATGGCCCACTTCAACTTCACAGGTCAGACCCACCAGGTCACGCAGGTTGAGGTCAAAGGCCTTGTTGGGGATGTTCATGCCCAGAGCCAGAAGAACAGACTTCAGCTTGAACAGGGCCTGAGGCTGCAGAGAGCAGTTCTCATAGAGCTTAGCTCCCTTGTGAGCTCCCTCAGCCACTTCGAACTCAAAGGCAATCATGGGATTGCCGTCACGAGAGTTCTTCTGGGTAGCCTCATTGACCACTACCTCGTAAGTACCTTCGGGAATGGCCTTGCGGGACGCCTCCACTCCGGAGAGGTCCACGTTGACAGAGCTAGAGCTTCTGCCATTTCTAGATTTGGTTGCCATAGGAAATATACCTCCTTAATTTTTAGGGTCATACCTATTATATCAGATAGACCTCTTATTGTAAATCATTTGTTGCCCAGTTTTTTCTTAACTGAGGTACCCTTTTTCTTGACTGTGGTGGGGTTCTCCCACTTACCCTTGACAATCTTCATGATGTCCTTGTATGAGGCATCCACCAAGAACATGGGGCAGGGAGTTCCAACAGGACGGGTAACCTTGGTGATGTAGTAGGGGTTCGGCCCCAGTCTCAGCCGAAACTCGATGTTTCTTCTTACCTTGGCTCCATCCAGTTTCTCCACATTCTCGAACTGGTAGGTGTGGCCAATCACTCTAGAAGCAGCACAAAGGGTTCTTGCCACAGAGGGCATGAGGCTGGGTCCTACCTCAGGGAGCAGCTGGTCCTCACCTTCTCCATCTCCAGACTCCATACGGTCTTGACAGTTGAAGATGGGGGTGATACCCAGGTCAGTGAGTCCCTTATAGAGGTTGATAACCTCCTTGAGGTAGCTACCAGCAGTTCCATACATTCCCTGGGACATCTTACTCTTGCCTTCCTCATCCATGACCTTCTGATAACAAAAGTCCTGAAGGGCAGTCATGTGGTCAATGGCCACAGACTTGAAGCGTTCCGGGTGGTCCTGGATGTAGTCATAGACTTCGTAGATTTCATCAAAGTTTTCCAGCTCGAAGACTGTGATGTCCCCGGGTTCAAGGTCCTCTCTCTTACCTGAGTCAGTCCCCTTGTCCTTCACGTCGATGAGGAGCAGGGGTTTAGGCCCAGTACAGGCGATAGTAGTTTTGCCAGTTCCAGGACGACCATACAGGGTGATGATAGTCGGTGTGTCCAGGTCCAGCAGGTCAACAAATCTATCCTCCAGGGAGGACTTCTTACTCGGTTTCTTGGTCTTCTTTTCCATCGGGTCTACCTTCCTTTTCTGATACTTCGAATTGCTTCTTCATTATGAAGTCTGTATCTAGTCCCATGAGTTCAGCCTGGCACAGGGGCTTATAGTCACACCAAGCACATCCCTTCCCAAGGTTTCTATCACAGAGCTTGCTTCCGCTCTTCATGATCTCTTTGGCTGTGGACTTGAAGTCCTCCATGATACTACTTACTACAGCATGGTTGACCCTCACTTGGTATCGCTTGAAATAGTCATCAAAGGAGACCTTGTCTATGAGGTCCTGATAGTCAGCCGGATTGAATCCCATCTCCACAATGGCTTTTTTGACCGTGTAGGGAGTGGAGTCTATTCCCCTTTTGGAAAGCTTACCACTCTCCAGAAGCTGTGGTCTGCTGGGCTCTTTGGCCCTGATAATATCCCATAAGGTTCCCTTGGGCTTATACCCCATTTCCATCACTGCCCAGGTATAGAGGGCCGACTGAGTATTTAGGAGCAGGAAGTCATAGTCAGGGTTCCTCTTGTAGGTCTTGGTCTCCTTGGGCCATACAGCTCCATGTTCATCTTCGACCAGAGCGTCCAGGTAGCCCTCAATCACCACTCCTGGCATCAGGGGAAGTTCAAAGTGGAGTTCGTTCCCCAGATAGGTGAGTCCATCATCCTCGTAGAGAGCCTGGTAGTTTTCCATGAGCTCTTCCACCATTCGGGGAATGTCCCCAATCTCCACAATCTCTTCCTTGAAGGTCTCCTCATAGAACTGTTTGGCAAAGGCCTGATAGGGTTTTCTCCAGGACCTCCCTGAGTCATAAGCCTCTATGCACTCATGGATGATGGAACCTCTCCTGAGGGCTATTCCCTTTCTCTTGGGACGTAGCTTGAGGTTGTACTTGTAGTGATAGGCCATGTGGCACTTTCTCCAGGTGGTAACCTTAGAATTAGATATCTTGAGTATTTCTGCCATGGGTTTCACCTCCTTTCCTGTATTATCATTATACCATAAAAGAAGACCCCCTGGAATGGGGGTCATTCTTGGTCATTTCAGGCTATCCAGATATTCTTGAATCTCCTGCTTCCAGGTATCATCTCCAGGGTCCATGTGAAGCTCCTTACCAGCTCCCCAGGATTGACCTACCGCCACATCAGCCACAATGGGGACATCGCTTTCAAAATGGAATACCTCCTCTAGAGCCTTGGGATGCTCCAGGATATGCTTTGCCCGAGGGCAGAACTCCATGAGATAATCATTTCTCACTTCGAACAGGGTAGCATCATGAACGGTTCCGATGACGAAGAACTTGTCCTTATCCAGAACGTAGTCTGGGTCATAGTACTCTGCGTTTCCCATAATCTCCGACATGCCCAGAATGGTGAGGTCAGAACCAAACCCCTGAACGGGGGAGTTGATACTCTGTCTCTCAGCTTCAGCTTTCTTGGACTTATCCGTGGAGTAAATATCAGGAAGTCTTCTCAGTCTTCCAATAGGGGACCTTACCTGCCCCATGGACTGGACTATTCTGCGTTGCTTGGAGTGCCACTTGGGTAGGGAGTGATAGGTCTCAAAGAACTTCTCTCGCCACTGCTCAGCTTCCTTGTCAGTCAGGTCAACCCCGTAGTTGTCCCTAGCATATAGCTTGAACTTCTTCCAGCCCATGCCATAGACAAATCCGAAGTTTACAGCCTTGGCCTTCTTTCTCTGTTCCTTCCTGAGGTACTTATCATCCGAGACCTTTTCTCCTGTTATCATTTCGTAGGTGTGGGTGTGAATGTCCCCACCAGTCTGATAGATACGTTTCATGGTCTCATCCCCAGACATGATTGCAGCTATACGAAGCTCGGCCTGGGAATAGTCAATCTCTACCACAGACCAGCCATCAGGAGCCCCCACCAGGTTTCGGATGATTGGGTCTCTAGGTACCTGCTGGAGGTTGGGGTCAGTGCAGGAGGTTCTGCCCGTTACTGTTCCATGGAGTTTGAAGTTGGGGAACAATCTCCTACCCCACATGCGATTTATCCACCCATCAATGAAGTGGGAGATTTGGATGTTTACCCCTCTGTACTTGAGAATTAGTTCTACTATGGGATGTTTGTCCCTTAACTGCATCAAGGTAGCTTCACTTGTGGAAGGAGCCCCTGACTCGGTTCTCTCCAGTATGGGAAGCTTAAGCTCCTCGTACAAGAGCTTCTGAATTTGGGCCGGGGAGTTCCAATTGACCTCATGACCAGCCATCCTCAGAAGCTCCTCTTCAATCTTGGCCTTCTCAGACTCTAGATGCTTTCTTACTTTCTTGAACTGCTGGGGATAGATGAACACCCCGTGTTGCTCCACAGTCTCATAGGAGATGATACCAGGCATGTAAAGGTGGTAGAACAGCTTCATCAGGGCCTTGTCCTGCTTGAGCTTTTTACGAAATACCCTGAAGAGTTTATATTCATAGTAGACATCATAGCCCAGATAGGTGAGGTACTCCTGATACTTCTCAGGGGTCTTATACTTACCGGTCTTGAGGTCCTTGTCCACATCCCAGTCAAAGGCATTGCACTCCATGACAGCGTTTTCCTTAACCCCATTGGGGGTATTCTCATTGAGAATGTGGGAGGCCAGTACTACGTCAAAGGTGATGTGGGGCTTTACTCCAAACTTATACTCCAGGAATAGGTCATCGAACTTACCATTACCAGCCACAAGATCTAGAGCGTTCTCATTCAGCCATTTTATAGCAGTGATTATGAGTTTATGTTGAGCCAGCCTAAAGCCCTTCAGTGGGCTCAGGGGGGCCTCCAGGGGGATGATATATTGCACCTGATCATTGCCAAAGCCAAACAGGTTCACCTCGTCCTCGAACCTAACTAGTCCCGTGGTCTCAATATCATAGCTCAGGTGTAGATAGTTGTTCTCGGTGAGGTATTGAAAAGCCCTCTTGAGTTGTCTCATGTTGGTTATGACTCTTATGTCCAGTTCGGGGGGTTCTTCCAGGCTTCCCTCCAGCATGGCCTTGAAGTTGTTCATAGCCTTGTCCACAAAGGGGGCCTTTCCAGGGTCACGGTAAACTATGCCTGGGCTGTAGGAAGGCATGTACTTAATTCCATCCTTCTCCACCATCACCCCGTTTAGCTCAGTGATGGAACCATCCACAGTAGCCTTAAGGGCCTGAGCCCCCAGGACTAGAATGTATCTGGGCTTTACCTCAGCAATCTCCTGGTCAAGGTGGACTTTACACTTCTTGATGTCCCCCACCTTGAACTTAGTACCCCTTGGACAGGCACACTTGATGGCATTGGTATAGTAAACCTTCTCAGGGTCTACTCCTATGCTCTGAAGCCTTTCTACGAGGGAGGACGGCATTACTGCCGCCCCCGCCTCCTCGTCCTGTTCACTGGCATAGCTGTTGACTACCATAACCTTTGCCCTGTGGTTTCCGGACCCCCAGAGGCAGGATGGGTCTGAGAAAGAACAGAGGTTGCAGTTACTACAGGCCATCAGAATACTCCTTCCACGTCCTTGTTGTATACGTGCAGGGAGAAGATGGTATGGGTGAAGCTCCCCACGGGATAGCCAGTCTTCTCGGCTACCCACTCCAGGAACTTGATGGCCAGATAGACATCATTCCGGAAGTGAGTGGCGAAGTCACAGCTTCTCATCACGTAGTGAAGATTGAGCTTACCATCCCGAACCTGAAGGCCATAGCCCAGAGAGCAGGGAACACGGGAAACACCCCCCAGAAAGTCGGGGTCCTTCTCAGGGTCCCAAAGGCTAATCCACAGCTGACGAGAGTCCGGGTCCTCCTTCAGGCGGTTGATGACTTTGGTCAGCTGGTCATTGTTCCAGAGCAGTTCGTTGTAGGTGTAGGCCATCTTCCCTTCATGGAGATACTCGGTCCATACCTCCTTACGCAGCTCCCAGGCCTTGCCGGGATTGATGAACTTGGGATAACCCTTACCATCAGGACATCTCACCCAGGGGTCAGTAACTCTCTCCAAGAACTCAGCATCAGCCCAGGGCTGAATGACCCCGGGGATGTCCTGGCTCTTGGCCTCCAGCAGGCAGTAGCTGTAGTTCTGAAGCTCCCGGGTCTCATAGTCGGGATTGCCCTTGATGTACTTGTCCTGCATGGTGGCTGGGCGAACCACAATGCCCATCTCAGCGAGGTCTCGTTTGGTTTCCTCAATCATCTCTTCAGCGTTGATGTAGATTCTCATCGATCATACCTCCAATTCAAAGTCTTTATAGGTTATGGGCTCAAACTTCTTTCCCTCTCTTAGGGCATTGGCCACATCCTGCATTCTCCAAGCGGGGCTAAGTTTTTGTCTGGGGGAATCTGGTTGAAAGTATTTCTGATTCCTATAGCGAATGACCTTCCAGTAGGGGCTTTTAGTGGGGTCTAAGGATTCCATACTAACCCCAAAAACCGATTCCACCAGGGGTATGACATACATACCAGACTGATAAGCACTTGCTATGTAGAACTCAATTTTGGTAATTTGACTATTGGGAATTTTGGAGAGCAAATGATGAAGGAGTATAAGGTCTGCGGCCCATCTCTTTTGTAGTTCTGTGGCTCTCCATATAACTCTGGCTTTCTGCCAGGGTTTCTTCCGGTTATTACGGGTGAGGATTACTTCTCTCATACAGGACCCATTGCCAACCGTCTTCCGGTTAAAGTCGAAGGCTATGGATATGCCCTTGGAGATTTCACAGAGATGATAGAACTCCCTGAGCTTATCCAGATCAATGTAGGTCTTGACTAAATGGTCCCACTTCTTGGGGGAGTACCCCAGGGGAGCCAGGTCCACCTTATCACAGGCTATGCTGTCGGTTGTGATGAACAGGTCTTCTATGACTCCCCTGGTGTTCTCCATGTAGTCCAGCATCTTGGGATAAGTGAGTATGGACCGATTTACCATCAGATAGGCTTCACTGAAGTCCCTATAGTGAAGGTTCCGAGTCCAGGGTCTCCGGGAAAGGTGGTTGTGTTCCTCCACGGTTAAGAGTTCCAGGTTCTCAATCCGGTCATCAGTAGGAATGCCATTCTTGTGGTGAACCACATACCCTTCGGGAATGGGATGGCCCAGAAACTCTTCCATAACCACTACAGCTCTTCTCTTGGACCCCCTACGTTTAGTGGATGGGATTCCTCTCACCCAGTACCTTCCATCGGACCCTAGGAATTCTTCACCCCTTCTTTCCTTTGCCCAGGGTCCTCTGGTGGTAGCAGGTCTCATGGGAGTTCCCAGGTCCTGAAGCCTTTTCCAGATAGCCACTTCCCCAATCCCCGCCAGGGGGGATAACTCAGCCAGGGTTTTTCCCTCCAGGTAGAGTTTTTGCAACTCTTCACTGGTTAACTTAGACTTTCTCATCAGTAAGCACTCCGGATGCGAAATTTGTTAACCTGGGACTTCTTCAAGTAGATGTTGGCGATGTCCTCAGCGTTCATGCCAGAGACCACCAGGATAGTGATATAGCAAACCCAGACATTGGTCAACCGGTTGTAGAAGGCCTCCCGATCAGTCTTCATCATGGACTGCTTCCAGGGCTTGTTCTTCAGGCAGTTGCACATCATGGCCAGCTGTTCGATGAACTTGGTGACCCAGGAGTCCAGGTCCCAACCATACCCCTGGATATTCCCCTTGGCATTCTCCACAAGGTCCCACAGATGGTCCTCATGGTAGGTGGGAATGCCCTCAGGCAGGATGGTGTTATAGTCCTTCCCCGCCAGTACAGTCAGCTCAGTCAGGAAGTGGAGACCATCAATTAGCTCCTCCTGGTAGTGGTCCTTGTTGGCCTTGGCATCCAGGGCCTCACCCAACTCCTCCGTGACTCTCCAGGAGAAGTCCTTGATACGGGCCTGGCCTCTCTTGTCATCCAGGTTCACCGGGCAGTCTTCAGTCTGAAGCAGTCCAGACTTCAACTCGATGTCATGATACTTACTCATCAGGGACTTCTGCCGGTCGAAGATAGCTTTCAGCAGGTCACCCTCAGCCTTCTCTTCCACAGCGTGATTGATGTTCATTACATTTCCTCCTCTTCATATTCAGTTTTGTAGTCATAAACCTGGACATCCCAACCCCGGGCCATCAGTCCCCACATCAGGTCATCCCAGGCAGCCAGGAGCTCCTTGTTCTTCTCCATAACCCCTTCCATCTGCTCCCGGCCGTCCCAGTCGAAGATGACTGAGGAGTGTGGACGAGTATAGATGATGGTGGGGTTGAGGTCCTTCAGGGTCTTCATGTAGGGGTCATCCAGAGAATAGATAGCATCCCCTCTCAGGACCTTTCCATAGACCATTTCCTCAAAGGGAAGGAATCGGTCGAAGAGAACCGAGTTGGGGAAGGTCTTCTCCCGGGTCATCTGGTCCAAAAGCCAGATATGCTTCTCATCCTTGGTGTGGTCCGGACCAATGGACTTGACCACTGGGAGACCCAGGTTCTTAGACACCTTGTTGACCAAAGTAGTCTTACCTGAGTTGTCCATGCCAGTGAAAATTAACATCCTGTGTTCCTCCTTTTTTAGGATACTTTCATTATATCATATTCGTTAGCGTTTGGAAATGGTGTAACCCTTGTCCATAGGAACTATTTTCTTGGACTTAATCAAGTTGTCAAGGGCTTTGCGAATTGCTGCCATGTCCACTCCCAGACTCTCCCTCAGTGCTCTCTTGGTTACTGGGGCATTGGAGTTGCCCAGAATACCCAGAACCTCGTCTTCCAGGGTCTTAATGGTGACATGTGGTTCCCCAGCTGCCCTCACAGTAACTCGGTAGCTAGGATTGCCTATCTCGCCCATCTCGAAATGAATGTCTAGGTCTGGATAGTTACCAGCCATTCGAAACTCCCGGGTTAGAGTGATGGTAGACGAGCCTGAGGACTCAGCCAGATCTACCCCTTGATTGGGGGGACCTTCCTCATCCTCATCGGTTTTGGTCAGATACCAGGCGGACTCAACCCAACCATAGAGCATTACTGAGCCAGCCATTCTAGCTCCTCCCCTAAGGGCCTGTTGGTTACTCCCCTTATTGTAGTGGTGGATGACCATGACACTAGTCTTATATTCGGTCTTAAGGCCCAGCAGCCAGTTCAACACTGGGTTCAGCTCCTTGGAGGAGTTGAGGTCCCCTTCGAACATCAGGTAGAGGGGGTCGAAGACCACAAGCACAGGTTTGATGTCCCTAATCAGGGCCTCAATCTGTCTCCTGTGGTCTTCGTTGCTAAGAGTAAAGCCCTGTTGATTGATGAAGGTTATGGGTAAGTCTGGGGGGAACTCCACATGAAGCTTCTTAGCAGTTATCCTCTCAGCTTCACCCACTAGCCCCCGGTCCAAGATAATCTTCTCAGTTCTGTCCTTCATAATGTAGTCAGCGTTCTCGTTCTGGACTACTATGACCGGTCCAGGTTCAAGGACTGGGAACTTCCCCAAGAAGGGTTGACCACTGGCTACGGAAATGACCAGGTCATGAACTAGTGTAGACTTGAAGCACTTAGGCATACCGGCCACTATACCATGAGACCTTCTACCCCAGAAGCCTTTGACCAGCCATCCCTCGAAGGTGTTACAGTTCCCCATAACTTCCTCGTAGTTGGAGGTTCTCATCAAACTGGACTCTTCATGTCCTGGGTCAGGGATTTCTCCTGAGATGATTTTCTCCAGTTCCTTCCGTATTCTGGAGTCCTCATCTCTTCTACCCTTGTACTTGTTGAACACACTGTTCTTGATGAGGTATATAATCTCCTGGGGGGTCATACCCAGCTCGTGGAGTGAGTTCTCCACGTACCAGATAGTTCCTGACCGGTCCACTCCCTCCAGGGACTCCAGAGCCAGGAGGTCCCTTACCTTTTTGGGGATAGGGTATTTGGCATATATCTTCCTCTCGGTCAATGTACCCTTCTCAGGGGCCGCTGGAGCGTCGCTGGTGGACTTTTTCCGGGTAGTGGTAGTAGTTACACCCCCCACAGCCTTACGCAGGTTCTTAGGCTTATAAACGGCCTTTGTGGCCTTTGGGAGTCCCACCTTCGGGAAGTTCTTGTACTTGTGGTTGACAGTCCCAGGTATACGGTAGACGTGGGCAAAGTCAAAGCAGTCATCACATCCAATGTGAGCAGCCAGAGCCTTGTTGAGGGGGGTATATTCCGGCTCATCTATGTACCTGTCCAACTCCCATAGTCCCTGATACTTATTGGGGGAGCTCTCCCAGATATAGCTTGGCTTGGGGTCTAGGGTAGAGGGGTCTTCACACTCATCTATATCCTGAGCCATGAACTTGGTGTCAATTGAGTATTGGTTCTGTCTCTTGGGCTGACTAAAGGGCATGGGGGACCAATATAGGTCATAGTCCTGGGGGGGATATGTATCAAAGAACTCTTTGAGCTTCTCCCCAAAGTCCTTCCCAAACTTAATTGGTACATCCTTCCAGAACTTTTTCCCTTTGGCTGCCAGGATAACATAGTCACCGGGTTCGCACTGTTGGGAGAAGATATGGTTTAGGAACTTGATTGCTTCTCTCATGGGCTACTTCTCCTTGATAAAGAGAAAAGGGGGTGGACTTGGTGTCCACCTCCCTCCTCTAGTGTCTTTAGCTGATGGAATGAGTTTACTCCTTGTCGTCAGCTTCCAGAGCCTTGACCATATCAGCCTTGGCCATACCCTTGGTAACCTTGATGCCCCGGGTCCGGCACTCCTTCTTCAGGTCCTTGGTGGGCCAATCAGAGTAGTCCTCACCGTCCTCATCATCGTCAGAGTCCTCCTCCTCATCGGAGTCGTCCTCATCCTCTTCCTCTTCCTCGGGCTCAGCCTTTTTCTTGGACTTCTTGGCCGGCTTCTCCTCCTTGGCAGCCTTCTTGGATTTCTTGGACTTGAGAGCCTCTTCCTCTTCCTCGTCCTCATTCTCCTCAGGCTCATCAGTGACCTCATCAGCCTCATCGGGGTCCTCCATCATGGAGATTTCGTTCTCGTAGGCACCCTTGATCTTGTTCAGGGCCTCGGTCATGGTGTCAGCCGCAGCCTTCAGAGCCTCATCCACAGAGATGAGACCTTCCTCACTGGGCAGACGGGAGATGAGCTCCTCAGTGATTTTCAGGGCCTTCTTGGTGTCAGCGTCCTCCTCAGCAGACAGGGTCTCCTTCAGCAGGGCCATCAGCTCGGGGGTCTCCTTCTCCAGGAACTTGGGTTTCTTGTTCTTAGCCATAGTAGTTTTTCCTCCTTATATTATGTGGGATTCTTTTCGGTTCCCTTGTGGGATGTTTATATATTACCACCTAAAAGAGCAGTTGTAAATGTGGTAAACTCTTGAAACTCAGTCAGCTTTCTTAAGGTCCTCAAAGAACACTGGATAGTGAGAATAGAGCAGGTCAAAGGCCTTTTCGGCAACCTCTACCATCTGGGGATGAGGAGTTCCTGCTACCCCAAAGTATCTCATCTCAAAGAAGTGTCTCCAGTTACGAATGTTCATGGTGACTACAATCTCGGTCTTGAGACTATTGGGGAGAACAGAACGAGCCTGCTGAGGAGTAGCTCCCTCATTCAACAGGTCCATATACACGGTCTCACTGAACTTACAGGCCCTCTTCCAGATCTGATACTCAGGGGAGTTCTTCTCCCAGAAGCAAGGCTCTATTACTGTGATTTCATTTCCGAACTTTCCCTTGGAGTAGTTGCAGTAACGGGTGGACTCCTGACTATAGGATGCCAGTCTATGGCGAACCAACTCATGACTAACCCCACGATCACAGATAAACCTCAGGGAGATGGTGGCATGCTCCAGGATAGACTCATGGCCCCTCTTGATAGCCCTCTGGATGAACTTAGCCGGGGTGTCTCCCTCCACAGCTTCAGACAGATAGCAGGTACGGCCTCCGGCCTCCACAATTCGGTAGAGGTCCTCAGCAGGAGCCAGGGGAACAGTAGGCTCTACGTAGGGCTTGATGATTCTCATGTATTTTCCTCCTTGTAGTGTATGTCTACCGCAATATTCTTGCGGGAGGCTATATAGTCACAGAGGTGAACAAACTGCTGACTAGTGGACTTGGGATGTGGCATCTTTCCAAAGTAGTCCCATTGTCCATGATGGGTTTCTATCAGGGATACCACAGTCTCAACCTCGTTGTACCACTGGTCTCTCATAGGCTCCAGGAGAGCCTTCACCTCTATCGGATGAGTCTTACTTGGTTTGGCCAGGTCATGCAGGGCCAAGGCAGAGATTATGGAGTCCTCTTCTTTCTCAGTGAAGTGGTATAGGGGGAACAGGGTTCTAGCTACTTCCATGGCAGCCACAGTGTGGCGAATCAGTCCTCCCACTCCCAGCTCATACCCTTGATGCCATTGCCCAGACATGCTAGCAGGTTGCAGGAAGAAGTCTAAGGGAGCACACTCCCTGAGACAGGTTTTGGTGAAGCGAAGCCATCCAGGATTATGGAATCTTGATTCTAATGACATCACTTCCAGGCTTTGCTCTATGAGCTTGGTGTCTAGTGTATCCATGTTTGTCCTCCTTGTGTAGTTTGAGGAGGTATCTAGCTTTACTCATGACCTCCGGATTTCTTGTGGGAAGGTTGAACCCAGTACTCCCATCAAAGTCCTTGAACTCTTTGGCATAGTCCACTCTCTCAGCTATCTTAGGATATTGCTTTTGGAGTTCAGCCAGTTCTTCGGCCCAGGCACTCCAAGTGCTATCGGCCACTATGTTCTCATTGAGCTCGTAGTAGATACAGGAGTGAACTAACACTTGGAGTCTCCTTCTGAGAATCAAGGACCTAACCTCATCAGCTTCTACCCCTGCCTGAGTTAAGTGGTATGTACCTCTTATTCTGGGGGCCTGGATGGCCTTTCTCTTCTTCTTGGACATGGTTTGTACCTCCATGCATTATTATAAGATACCCAGCTTTGGTTTGTCCATGGAGTAAACTCTAGAGAAGGGCCTTATCGGCCCCTTCTCTTGAGACCTTACCGGCCTCCCCCTTTGTAGTTGTTCTTCAGGACCACCTGAACCTTGGCCGAGAGTTCGATGTCCAGGTCAGGAAGTCTGTGAGTAACATGCCACCAGATAGTAGCCTGGGGTCTCCCTAGCTGGGAAGCCACAGTATAGGTGGAAGCCCCAGGGGTATGGGCCAGGATTCTAGCCTCCTCCAGAACATCAGCATCAGAGTAGAAGTATCCCTTGTTCATCTTTATGTCCCCCTTAAGCAGTGATGGCCTTCTGGTCGGCCCCCAGGTTCTTGCCATCCAGATAGCCCTTAGTGTAGAGTCCCATGTCCCCAGACCGAGAGAGATTCTTACCTGCCTTAGCCTTTCTCTTAGGGTTGATGATAGCCTGGGTCTTCTGCTCCACCAGAGCATCCTTGACCAGGACCAGGCCCCAGTCATTCTCCTCTACCTGTTCCTTGTACTTGGCCTTGAGACCAGCGATGAACCCAGCAGCGTAGTCACCAGAGATTCCATCAGTGGGAAGACCCTGCTTCCGGTACTGTCTCCGGAGCTTCATCATGTTCTTGTCCAGGGTCTTGGCAGCGAAGGTGAAAACAGCTTTGCAGATAGCCACATCCTCCTTGAGACCCACGAAGACCAGTCCGTATCCTGCAGCCCTCAGGAGGTTGCAGCGGAAGTTGTCACATATGACCCTGGCCAGGGAGATGGCCCATCCGGTGTTGTGGTATCCCTGAAAGTACTCAGTGACAGCTTCCTTCTTCTCCTGAGGCTGGTCCTTGAACTGGGCCATGTCCAGATTGTACTCGGCCATCAGCTTCTGGGCCTTCAGCATAGCAGCCTGGGCCTCAGCCTCAGAGGGGTTATTGCCAGCCAGAGCCAGCAGCTTCTCGATTTTGGAAATGATGTTCTTCTCAGTCATGATGTTGTCCTCCTGTGGTTGGTAGAGTTGGTAGTGGATTGATTACATTATCATTATAAGAGACCTGTCGAAATTTGTAAATGGGTTCGTCGAAGATTTCAAAAAAAATGGGGACTCTCTTTCGAGAGCCCTCACTCTTTCCTTATCTCATCTCTGTCGGTCCACAATCCAGTTGGCCAGGTTCTCCATATCCTTGACCACATTCTGGTTGAGTTCCTCAATCCACTTCTTAGGGATGTGGTCCTTTCCGAAGTGAGCCCCAGCAATGCCCCCAGTAAGGGCCGCGATAGTGTCAGCGTCTCCACCATGATTGACCGGTCCGATGATGGCCTCTCTAAAGTTCCTAGCGTTGAAGCTCCAGTAGATGGCATTCTTGACCGAGTTCTCCACATGCCCTGTGGGGGCCATGAGCTTGGGCTTTCCGTCGTCCCCAGGCCAGCACTCTTGGAACCGAAGAGCTCGAATAACGGCGTAGCAGTAGTCTCGAATATATGAGTCCGAGATATAATTGTTGTGGGTAAGTCTTCCTTGATGAACTGCCAGGTTAGGTTCATCAATCAGAGCCAGAAACAGAGCCCTCATGACTGCCCCATTTCCCAGGTCAAGCCTCTGGTGAGCCTTCTGGCGCTCCATAGAGAGCAGCATCCACTCATCTGGGCTTTTACCCTGGCCCTGACAGATAGAGACTCTACAGGTGTTCCCCACATCCCTGGGATCTCCCCTTAGCCACTTCGTAAAGCCATCACAGCAGGCCTGGGTAAAATCCCCATCAGTGGTGTTCTCCATTCTGGCCTTGGCCACGATGGTCATCATCTGGGTGTCATCGGTAACCTCCCCAGCCTTCAGGTTGAGCCAGCCTCCCCCGATAATGTCATTGACCTTCCCGTACTTGTGAGAGATTTCATCCTGGGTCATGAACTCAGTGGTTGCTCCCATAGCATCCCCGATAGCAAATCCCAGAAGGGAGCCGAGAACCTTGTTATGCAGAGCTTTCTTGGTCATCATGGTTATACCTCCTTAAGCTAAATGCATTGGTACTTTCATTATAAGAGAAAGAGAAGGGGCTAAGCCCCCTCCCTTAGAGCTTGGATACCTGATGGACGAAGTCGTTGATGGAACCCTTCAGGGTAGACTTGATGAAGTGGTTCTCCAGAGCAGTGGGGGTGTCCTTCTTCAGGGGCTTGTGGGTCACGTAGTCGGTGTAGGCGTTGACCAGGCCCCACTGGGTGCCGATGAAGTTCTGGTTGTCCTCAGCCTGGTAAGCAGCCAGGAACCGGGTTCTCTTCTCCTCCATGTTCTTGATCTGAGTGGGGTTGAAGTCAGCCTTGACCTCGAAGATGGTGTCCAGGAAGGAGTCAACCTTGGCCTTGGAGACCTTAGCAGAGGCCATCTCCTCAGCCTTCTTCTTGAACTCATCCAGGTAAATGGAGTTCTGGGCCAGGACAGTCTCAGCAGTGTGGAGTCTCTCCTTGATGGAGGAGGTGTGGCGAAGGCTAATCTTGTTGTCAGCCTTCCGGAAGGTCAGGTTGAACTGGTTCTGGCAGATGATACGGAGGGGAGCGATGGTGGCCTTGAGAGTGGTGTTTCCACCGTGGGAGTTCTGGAAGATAACGTGGGGGGTAACTTTGTCACCCAGGACTTCGATGGTGGGGAGCTGTCCGATAATCCAGACCATCTTCCGGTTCTCACCAGCCTTGAGGAAGGTCAGTCCCTCTCCGACCAGAGCGTTGATGAAGTCGAAGCCTTCGATGTTCTGGATGATGGAGAACTCCTTACCGACCACTCCGAAGGTCTCCAGGGAGTTTTCCTTCTTGGTGCAGAAGGCCCCAGGAATGGGAGTACCATCAGCCAGGAAGCAGGGAACCTTCTCCACAGTGTAGTCCAGGTGAGAGAGCTTCAGGGCCTCTTCAACAGTGGTGGCCTTCCGGATGTCGTATCCGATGTTGGTCCAGGTAGCAGTTCTGATGTCAGTCATTTTAAGTTCCTCCTTAAGATTGTTAGTTGGTAGGTGGTTTGTTGATAATGTCATTATAAGAGACTCGTACGAGTTTGTAAATGGGTTCGAAGAAAGTTTTTTTTTTTCAAAAAAAATGGAGAGGCCTCTCGACCTCCCCGTTGAGAATGAGATTAGAATGGGTCTCCTGAGGTCATCTGCCCCTGGAGAGCGAAGAGTATATCCTGAGCCACTTCCCTTCGATGGGGAAGGTCCGCCAGCCTTCTTCGGTGATAAGCCTTGAGCAGTCTCTGGCTGGGCAGTCGGTCCAATGCCTCATCCTGCTCATCGGTAAGGTTCTTCGCCAGGAAGAGTCTAGCAGCCTTTACTGTGGGGGTCTTCAGTCCACAGAGTATAGCCAGGCCCGAGTCCTTGTCCGAGATGACATAGGGCCAGCCAGCAGGATGGGCTTTGTGGATGAATAGGGTAGACCTACCCCATTGAAACTCCGCGTAGGACCTTACCAGCTTCTTGTACTCGATTCCCACCTCACAGCATCGAATGTAGTTGTATTCCTTTTCCATAGGGTTATCCACCTCCTACTTATATTATACCATATTATATGGGGATGAAAGTCTAGATTTTAGCTATTGTACGGGTCTGGAAGTGACCAATCCCAGTAGTCTGTACTCCCCCATTCCTTCGTAAAACGGTTGTAGCTCCCATCCCCGGTGAAGTAGAGATACTCCTTAGGAAGGGTTCTCCCCACATCGGACAGGCCCTCCTTCTCGTGGTTCCATCGGGTTATCACGTCCACTACCAGATCAACCAGCTCCTCATCTACTGGAGTATCAGGCACCCAAGCAAATGCGTTGGGATATGTAGCCACATCCACTATGTTGTCCCCCCAGTACCCATCGTCTACCCGGTTGAGAATACACCAGACTACAGCGGCTTTATGGGAGTCTTTCTTGATACCTCTGGCCTCCCGATATACTATCTTGGCCAAGGTCTCAATCTCCTCCTGGGTCGCCTTATAGACCTGGCTGGAGCCCCCTACTGTGGTCTGTTGGGTCTGGGCTTTCTGTTTGGCCTCCAGCTTATGATCCACTTGAATCTGAAGCTCCTCCTGCTGGGCCTCCAGGTCCCCCAGTGAGGTCTTTAGCTCCCCCAGGTCCTGCTTCAGGGTTCTCAGGTTCACCATGGTGGGAATGGCTACCAGTGTGCAGAAGATGATCATTCCCACAATTGCCAAGTCCAGGAACAGGCTTATCTTCTCCGCCCTGGTTCTCTTCCTGTAGTGTTTTCTTTTCATGTTCCATTCTCCTTTTTGAAATAATCATGAGCTGTCTCCAGTACTTTGGCATCTTGTTCCGACAGATAGCCAGTTCTCGTTCGGTGAGTTCCCCACCGTTCTTGAGCCTGAGGGCCAGGGCAGTCATCATCTCGGCATCCACTGCTCCAAAACCCACGTTGTTCTTCTCTATGGTTGCTCCCCATACCTTCTCCTCAGGGGTCTGTAAGTCGGCTATAAGGATGATAGCCCGATACAGGGCCTTCTTGTTGGTCCTCACCAGGTTCTGCAGGTATTCTTTCCATTGGTTCTGGTTGGTAAAAGTTTCCCACGGCTTCATCAGTTCTCATCTCCCTTCATGACTGCGTTCCACAGGGATTGGGCCTCATTATAGGTTATGACCTCCCCATGTCCACGAAGCTCTTCAGTCAGCTTCCTCGAATCATTCAGGACCACATCTCCATAGCTGGCCTTGAAGTTAAGGTAGCCCTTCGTGTTGCTAGGGCGAAGGTTGTAGGTAGTGATATAGTAGTCAAACTCCCCAGTGTCTCGTTTTGTCTCAGGGGCCTTTTGTGGCTTGCTGTGGGCCTTCTTCTTATCCCTAAAGTGTTTTCTCACCGTGGAGGGCATCTTCACCCCCTGAGAGCTGTAAAGGTTCTCTACCTGCTTCAAAGTGATGTTGGGGAAGGTTTTGACGATGGCCCCGAACCCGAACATATCGGGAAGCCCCTCGTATGAGAGAACCTGAATCTCAGTTTTGAATCTGGTCTGGGCAGGGGTGAATCCCTTGACCTTCTTTTGATCGAAGGTGTAGGTCTTTTCCTCCCCCTTAGGGGCCTCCTCCAAGTGAGAGTTTACCCAACTCATGACCTTGCCCCGGTTGGTATAGTTATCAGTCAGACCGAAGAACTCCAGGTAGTCTTGATAACTACTGCAGACCGTTCCGTTCTCGAACTCCACAGTGGGGAGGGGTCTTCCTTTCCCTGGCTTCTTCACTAGTGAGAAGCCCCCAAAGTAGACTAGTCCAACCTGGTCCTTCTCCCCGAAGGAGTATATCTCGTTCTCGAACTCTGAGTTGTAACCGAAATAAGCTCTTCGTCCCTCTCGGATAGACTCGAGTATATATTTAAGGATGGGCTGAGTCCCCCGGAGTCGGTGAAGGGGAACTAACCCCCCATCTGAGTTGGTCAAGATGTTGTACTCAGGTCCACTCTTTCCGATGTAGACCGAGATGAGGTAGTCTCTACTCGTGGCCTCAAGGGTCAAGAGACATTCTTCGATTGACTTGAATTCCTGTCCCATAGTGGTGTATCACCTCCTTTTGTGCCTATATTAACACTAAAAGTCATCGTTGTAAATGGTAAAACTCTTGTTTTACGACCCCCGCACTTGCTTTATATATATGCGTGTGCGTTCTCTCGCACCTAGAGGAGCCTTATATAGTAGGTGCGTAGAGACGCATATTATATCTGTATATATACTAGGTGCGATAATTTTTCCTAAAAACCCTCTCGCACCTAATATATATAAAGCAAGTGCGCCCCTCCCGCACCTAATATTAGATATGTATATATGTTAAATATATTCATTGGCCTGGCCTTCGGCCCCTGGCCTTCACTAAAGTTTCGGCCTGGGCCTCAGTCCGCCAAAGGCTCAAGCAGAAAAGTTTCAAAGAAAATCTCTTCGAACTCATTTACAATTCTAGAGTCATCTCTTATAATTGGATTATAAACAAAAGGGGGTCCACCCAAATGAAAAAGCTCAACCTGGCTGACCTGACTGGCAAATATTTCATCGACTGCACTATCCCCAACGAGAATGTCTACAAAGTGACTCAGGTCTCTGTGGAAGCTGGCTTCATCTGGGTAGAACCCACTGACAAGTACAAGAACATGCTCTCCCCCAAAATCTGGGAAGGGAAGCTGTTCAAGTCCCTGGTTCGCAAGGGCCGCATCATTCTCAACTGACTAAATAGGAGGAACACAACATGAAGAAGATTTCGAAGAAGAACCAGGCTTTCCTGGAGAAGCTGATGGCTGAGTTCAACGGTTACTCCGAACTCGTGGCTCTCAACTACAAACAGAAAGCTGAAGAAGGCCTTACTCAGTGGAACCGGGGACATCTCCACTGTGTGGAGGAGATGCTGAAGGAGTTCGCTGAACTCAACGGAGTCAACCTAGTCTTCACCTGTGGCACTCATCCCTTCCTGGAGACGGAGCTGGAGTACCGGACTGTCAACCTGGAAGGAGAAGATACCAGGTATCATCTCAACTCCTGTGGCTTCCGGTCCATATAAAGAGTAAAGCCCCTGGGTCAAGAGTCCTGGGGGTTTTCTTTTTGCGTTGAAGGAGGTATAATGGTATTGGTAAGGTAGTACAGCTGTCCTATCGTAGAGACAGGACTGGTAAGAAGAACATGAATCGGATAAGAAAGGAGCTTAAGCTTTATGGGAAAAGTAAAGGACCCCATGACTACTGTAAGGGAGATAGTCAACCTAAAGACCCTGTATGAAGAATGTTTGAAAAGGCTGGTTGATCAATTTGGTTTAATAAATCCTATGACCAGAAGGTTCAATCAGTGGGACTTCATCCACTGCCTGTCTGGGCAGAGGGATAGGATGCCGGAAGCCTGGTTGGGAAATAGAGTTACTGTGGAGAAGCATCCCGAGTGGGGTAAGGGTATTGTCATTGCAATCAAGAAGGTTGGTGACTGGTACATCCCTGGTGTGGAGTTTGACGATGAGGTTCCTGACGGCCATGCTTTGGAACTGAGGGATGAAGGTATTCTAGGACGAGAAGGATACTGCAAGTGGGTCTATCTTGATGAACTGAAGGTAGTGGATAAGTCTCTTGAAAATAGGGGATAATTCTTGAAAATCCTGACAAATCCACTATACCCTGTTCCACTGTGATATATAGGACCCAGCCAGAGCCAGCTAGGTGGCCCCAGTGGCTTTTTTAGGGGGTCACTGGTATAGTTTTACCCCCAGGGCCTTAAAATGGCTGTAAGTGGCCTTAAACGGCCAAATTCAGTGGGTGGTAGTTTTTGACATTTCCCCAAAGTTATCCACATACCATTAAAACTAGCACTAGAATACATATTATCAAGAAATTATCAAGAAAGGATGGTCAAGGATATGGTAAGAGACAGAATCTCCAGAGACCAGATGTTCTCCCAGATATGCTCTGTGGTTGCACAACGGTCTACCTGCCTGAGATCTCAGGTTGGGGCTCTTATTGTTAGAGAAGGAAGGATAGTCTCCATGGGATATAATGGCCCTGTGTCTGGTATGCCTGCCTGTAGTAAGCCTGATGACCTGCAGCAGAAGTTGATTGCTACGGGAGCACTGGAGCCTTCAGGAACTGAGTGTATGGGTCCTGGGTGTACCAGAAGCCTTCATGCTGAGACCAACGCTATTGCCTTTGCTGCCAGGGCCGGCGTGTCTGTGGAAGGATGCACTATGTACTGCTCCATGTCTCCCTGCATCAATTGTGCCAAGGTCATCGTCAACAGTGGCATTAAGGAGCTTAAGTATCTGGAGGAGTATAGAGATACTTCAGGACTGGAGCTGTTGGAGAAAGCTGGAATTAAAGTGGTACATCTGGAAGGACATGTGGGAGAGCTGTGAAATGAACAGAGCTGATAGAAGGAAGGCCAAGAAAAAGGGCATAGAAGTGAAGACTGAGCCTGTACTGCTGATGAAGCCCTCTGAGATTGGAAAAGCCGCTACTCAGGGAGTCGGAAGAGATGCAATGCTGCACGAGATAAATCAGCAGATTCTCCAAAAAGATAAGGAGTACCAATTGAACCTAGACACGATGGTCCTGTGGTCGCTTAAACAGTTCGCTGGATGGGGTCCGAAGAAGCTGAGGGATTTTTACTTCTTCATGTTCAAGGAGCATCTTCGGATGAGAGAGTTCTATGAGCTCGATGATCTCTATCCCGAGAGACACAAGCTGAAGGAGAAGGGAGTCGACATCGAAGGGTGGTACTCGGAGCTGTTCGACGAAGAGGGCAACTTCAAGACTTCGGGTGACGCGTTCGACGAACCGACCGACGAAGAGAGAAGCTGAGAGACTTATACACAAGTTCACACAAGCCAGGAAAATATTTTGCTATAAGGAGACGATGAGATGATAACCTGCTTCAATAGAGACAAGGAAGGAGAGTGTTTGGCTTTTAATGAGGCTGAGTGCTGTCCTGAGTGTTCTGCCAGAATCAAAACTGTGGATGAGAAAATCAATCTTCTGATCTGCTTGTTGGTTAGAGCCCAAGCCAAGAAGGACAAGCGGAGATTGGAGGAGGAGCTGGAAGCTGCTCGTGAGGTGAAGGCTGCCCAGGAGGAAGGAAAGCTGGAGGGATGGATGTCCTGCTACCTGGAGGACTTACATAGGGGTGAGAGGGGTGGAGCTTCTGAGTCTGACTCCAACCGAAAGACAGGCCTCAAACAGCTGATGAAGGACAACAGAGCCATTGAGACCAAGCCCAATAAGGCTCAGCAACAGGAATACAAGCAGGCTCTCCAGGAGTTCGAGGAACAGGTAGGGGAGAAGATGGAAAAGCTGGGAAGAACAAGTATGTCCCACGCAAAAAGGGATTCGTATACCGGAGTGCCTATCTGCTTTACTGACCATGGACTTGGTAAATGCAATGGACAGAGGTCTGCTGTGGGTAAGCTTCATAAGGACTGCAGAGAATGCCCTTACCTGAGGGAGGGAAGCAAATGAGCTGGAAGCGGTGAAGAGTTTGGGGGGTGGACAAAGGTTCACTCCTCACTTATAATGGTATTGTAAAAACCTGTAATAGATAGGAGGCAACTTATTATGGTTAAATTTAAGTTCTTCGTTCATTGCGTTGGGTGGGCTGCTGGTGGCTATGAAAACACGCACTTTGCAAATTCCACAAAAGAGGCAAAGGAAATAGTTGCCGAATGGAACAAGAACAAGCCCGGCTCCGTGTCGTTAATTTCTATCACCGAAATCAGCGACGCAGAATTTGCAGAAGATTTTGTCTGCTATTGTTGACAGTGGACTGGGGGCACTGCAGCAACTGTGGAGTAAAGATGGAGGGAGGTGCTGAGTGATGGATGTTAGGGAAAAGCTGGTTGAGTTGCTTGATATAATTATTCAGCCAGGCCAGAAAACGTTTGGGGATATTGCGGATTATCTTATCAGCAAAGGCGTAACGGTGCAGGAGCGTGGAAATTGGGTGACTCTGACAGATTGTGCAAATGCAGGAGTTTATTGTTCCGTATGTCATAAAAAGGTTTATAGGCATGATTATGCGTTGTGCAGCAGAAAAAACAAACTGCGTTATGCCTATTGTCCAAATTGTGGCGCAAGGATGATGCCACAGCCGCTGAAAGGAGAATGATTATGGCTGACCGCAAAAGATGCTGTTGCAATTGCGGGCGAAACATAAGGCACGAAGTAGAACCACACGGTATTGAGTGTTATTGTGAGATTGATGGACACCGCATCGGATATATTGAATGTTTCGAGGGTTGGTGCAGGAGATGGAAGAAATCCCACACCTTTGATGGAATGGAAGAACCAGGAGAATTGGAAGAAGGTGCTGACCGGGGTTAGAACTTCAAGAGTCTGGGGCATTTACTTCCACTTCCTTTTGTGGTATACTATAATCATCTCAGGGGGACACCCCCACATATCCACTACACTATACAACTTCCCTTCTCATAGGTATATGGGATCAAGGAACAGTGGCAAGGACTCTCTGGGACTTCTTATAAGGGTCTTTAGCTCAGTTGGTTAGAGCCTCCAGCTCATAACTGGATGGTCCTGGGTTCAAATCCCTGAAGGCCCACCATCTGCAGGTGTAGCACAACGGTTAGGGCATCAGCCTTCCAAGCTGAGGATGGGGGTTCAACTCCCCTCACCTGCTCCAGGGTCACCTCCGACCCATGCTCAGTTGGTAGAGCAAGGAAACCTGGGTAAGTGATTCATCAAGAGTCATACTGCCTGGGTTTTCCTGTTGTAAAAAATCAAGAGTTTTATCATGGACAATTTCTTTAGAATATGGTAGTATGTACGTGTAAGGAAGTAGTAAATACTCCAAAAACCTGGTAAAAGGCCTGTTTTAGGCCTATAAACCCCTGTAAAGGGGCTATTTTTATGCCCAGGTCTCGACAAATTTTAGCCTATTTTAAGGGGGTGATGACCATGGGAGAGCCCAAAAAGTCCAAAAGAATGAAATATGATGAAGCAGTGAAGGGGTATAGTCCCCAGGAACTGAAGCAACACCATGATGAAACCCTTACCTATTATATAGAACACGATGGTGAGGTCAGTGTCAAGGTTCTCTCCCGTGTGGGAAAAGTCCCCCAGGCTTATGTGCGTGAGTGGATTAAGTCCGAGAACTGGGACCAATATGTCATGGAAGACCCTGAGGACAAGGTCAAGGTCAGTGAGAAGACCAAGCAGTTCATCCAGTCTGCCGCTGAGGAGTATGGACTGAGTGAACAGGAGGAGACCTTCTGCTATCACTACTTCAAGTGTAAGAATGCCACTCAGGCAGCACTACGAGCTGGGTACAGTTCGGCTTATGCCTATAACTGTGGATACAGACTTCTCAACAAACCCCACATCAAGAAGTTCCTCAAGGACCTCCAGGCCCAGGCCTGTGAGGAAGTCTTTGTAGATACGCTGGACATCATCAGGATGTGGGCCAAGATAGCCTTCGCCGATATGAACGACTACGTGTCTGTTTCTGGTGCAGGAGTTATGCTCAGGGGGTCTAGTCAAACGGATGGCCAGGTCATTACCGAGATTAAGGAAGGCAAGGACGGTATCACTATCAAAATGGCTGACAAGATGAAGGCCCTTGATAGACTGTCCTCGTACTTCAAAGTCCTGCCTGGGGATAAGGCCCAAGAGGCCAAGCTCAAGGTCATTGAAAAGGCACTCAGTTCCGATGATGAGGATGATGAACCTCTGAAGATTGAGATTGTGGGTGTATGATATGGCCAACATAAAGAAAGAGGTCAACGAACACTTCCGTGAGTTTGTGGGAGACTGGGACTCCAAGTTCTATTTCCTACTTGGGGGGTATGGTTCCTCTAAGTCCTATCACATCGCCCTCAAAATCATCCTCAAGTGTATAAAGGAGAAGAGAAAGGTTCTTGTGGTTCGTGAGGTTTACGAGACCATTCGAGAGTCCTGCTTCTCCCTGTTTGAGGAACTGGCCGAGGACCTCCACCTGACTGATGATAAACAGGGTCAACCAGTAATGAGGTTCATCCAGTCCCCAATGAAGATACGCTTCAAGAATGGTTCTCAAATCATCTTTAAGGGAATGGATAAGCCGGCTAAGCTGAAGTCCATCAATGGAGTCACCATAATCTGGATAGAAGAGGCCTCCGAACTCAAGTACACTGGTTACAAAGAGCTGCTGGGTCGTGCCAGACATCCCTCCCTGAGTATCCACTTCATTCTCTCAGAGAACCCTGTGGACAAAAGTAACTGGACCTATAAGCAGTTCTTCAAGGACGAGGAGAACAACCGATTCATTCTAGATGACGAAGAGCTTTACAAAAAGCGAATCATCAGGACCAATGACACCTACTACCATCATTCCACTGTGGACGACAATGCTTTCCTTCCGGCTTCGTACATCGAACAGCTGGATGAGATAAAGTCCTATGACCCTGACCTTTACCGAATCGCCCGGTTGGGTCACTTTGGTATCAATGGCACTAAGGTTCTTCCTCAATTTGAGGTTGCTAAGTCCCACCTGGATGTCATGTCCAAAGTGGCTTCTATTCCGGACAAGTTCAAGTTCAACGGTATGGACTTTGGATTTGAAACCTCTTACAACGCTCTCGTTCGTATGGCTGTGGACGACCAGCAGAAGATTCTCTATATCTACTGGGAGTACTACAAAAACCACATGACTGATGATAAGACGGCCAAGGAGCTCCAGGACCTGGGTATGGATAAGGTCCAAATCATTGCTGATGCTGCTGAGCCCAAGGCCATCACCTTCTACCAACAGTCTGGATTCCGAATGAGAAAGTGTAGAAAGTGGGCAGGCTCCAGACTGGAGAATACCCGAAAGGTCAAACGCTTCCACAAAATCATTTGTTCTCCCGAGTGTAAGAACTGCATCAAAGAGCTGAAGGGTCTTACATATCAGGTTGACAAAAATGGTGACCTTATTTATGATGAATTCAACATCGACCCACATACCTTCTCGGCTATCTGGTATGGCCTGGATATGTATACTGTGGCCGATATGAAAATGGTAGCTAGAAATAGTCGAAAGGGTGGTGAGACAGCCTGAGTAGCTATAAATCCTGGGAACTCGGGAAAATAGTATTTGAAAGGAGGTAGGGTTATATGGCAATAAAACTTAGTCTGAACAAGACCTTATATTCATATGATGGCCAGCTGGAAGCTTACGTAACTGATACTACTGTTGTCAAGGTACAAATCCATACAGATTATAATTTGTCTGATTCAGTTCTGGTTTATAAACAGGGTGATGTACAGGATTCTGTGGCTATCATCAATAATGTGGCAGAAATTCCGGGTATGAACCTTAGGAGTGGGCAACTGTCTGTAGCTGTTTTGTACGATAACACCTTGAGCAACTTTGTACAAATCTATATTACGAAAGCAGCTGCTCTGTCACAAAACCTTGTGGATGATGATCCCTACTTTACAGTTGACAGAAACAAACGGTTGGTCTCTGTACCAGGCACCCAGGACATGATTGCGGTCAATTTTGATGAGAACAGCGAGGTAATCACATTCAAGTTCCCCCGATATGCTGACGGGGTGGATTTATCCACAAAGGAAATTTATGTGAATTATGAACGTTCTGACAAGACCCGGAACAAAGCCCTGTGTACATTGACTGACACCAGCGATTCCTATGTGGTTTTTACCTGGGTTGTAAGTGCTTATGCGACTCAGGTTGAGGGCATTCTCAACTTTAATATAGAGTTTCGTTCTGTTGATTATCGCTGGCAAACTCAGCCAACATCCCTTTTGGTATATCGTTCTTTGCTTTATACTGGAGAAGCTTTACCAGACCAACCCGAGCTACTTGACCAGTATTTAGATATGTTTGCCGAGCTTAATAGTCATCCCCCCATACCTGGAGACGATGGGTACTGGCAAATTTGGAGCTTAGATACACATAGCTATGAGACCAGTGAATTCCCTCTGAAGGCTGGCAAAGACGGCAAATCCGCCTATGCCTACGCCGTGGAAGGCGGCTATACCGGCACGGAGACGGAGTTTGCGGAAAAGCTGGCGCAGGAACAGCTGTCCGGCACAACGTTTACGCTTACTCCTACACAGGTGTATGAAGCGGTATCAGCGGGAATTCCTGTTAAGGTGCAGTATACAGATAGTACATATGGGGTTCTTTCTTTTACGGCATTCAACGTGGCAGAATCGCTAAACAAGGTTGTGTCGCAGACAATTGTATATTACAACTACATGTTTATTGTCGCTGAACTGACCGGCGATAAATCATCGAATAGATGGAGCTTTATAGCCAAGGCACTTGCGCAGAAAACAGATATCCCGTCGGCGCTGCCTAACCCGAACGCGCTGACCATCACCAGTGGAAGCAACAGCGTAACCTACGACGGAAGTACGGCTGAGAGCATCAACATTCCTAATGCTGCCGATGCAATGGGGCTATCTGGGCTGGCTGCTGATGATCAGATCATGGTATCTGCCGTAGACACTAATGGTAAGCCAACATCGTGGAAGAAAAAGTGGAAAGATGTATTTAATATCCGCGATTTGGGTGCTAAGGGCGATGGGGTCACTGACGACACGGCGGTTTTTCAAACTGCTTTGTCAAATTGCCGCCGCGTGTTTGTACCGGGCGGCGTATATGTGCTATCCGATGAAATTACCTTAACGATTTCTTTTACTACGAGATGCCGACATACGATATCCGAAAGATGATCTACAACGATACG